TAGCATTAACTGGAGATTTAGTAGATATTAGTGATTATACTTCTTGGCTAGTTTTTCAATTAGAGGTTTTAGCAACTGCCGATACCGGAACATTTGAAGTGGATTACATTATAGAGTACGATGAAGTTTAAAAATAAATTATAAAACGAAAGAGGAGATAAATTATGAGTGTTAAGTATAAAGCAGACTCAATTACAGTTACAACAAGTGCTACGCTAATAAATCCTGAATTTGATGTTGTATCAATTTCTTTAATATCAGATGAGGGTGCAGTTAAATTACGAGCGTATAGTGCCGAGGGTTGGGGAGATTGGATTACAGTACCTAAAGATGTTTCTTTTGATGACAGTATTGCTTGTATTAAATTTGAGATTATAGCAGTTGCAGGAAGTGTAGCTGTTAATTATTACGCAAAAGGTGAATAAAAATATTTAAGGAGGCATAAGAAATGGGATATAAAGGAATAGGAGTAAGCTCATCTGTATTAAGATTAAAAGCTCCAGTAGCTACATACAATGACTTACCATTAACAGAAAATTTAGAAAATGATGGTAGATTTACGAAAGATACCGATTTATTATATACATGGACTTTAGCAAGTGCAAGTGGAACACTAGATAGCTGGAAATTAGTGGGGGCAATCTCAACAATGGCTTGGGCTAATATTACAGATAAGCCTAGTTCTTCTGTTGCAGATATTGATGACGCTGTTGATAAAAAACATACACAAAATTCTGATACAGATTTAGATGCTACATTTGAGGCTACGTTTGTAAAAAAGACCGATACAGTAAATGTATTATCAGATATTACTTCTTCTGGTACAGATATTGAAGACGCTGTTACAAAAAAACACGCTCAGAATAGTGACACAGATTTAGACGCAACATTCGAAGCTACATTCATGAAAAAAGTTGATACGGTGAACGAATTAAGTGACATCACTTCGGCTGGAGCTGACATCGAAGACGCTGTTACAAAAAAACACGCATCTGGTTCTGATAATGAAACAACAACATCTATGGGAACTTTAATTAACGGAGCAGATGCAAAAACAACTCCTGTTGATACTGATTTAGTACCTATTAGAGATACCACAGGTTCATTACTTGAAAAAGTAACATGGGCAAATATTAAAGCAACATTAAAAACATATTTTGATGCCATTTATAACACCGCTGTAAAAGCAACTGGAGCAGAAATAGATACAGGAACAGATGATGCTAAATTTGCTACTTCTAAAGCATTACAAGATAGTTCTATTCCTAAAGGAGATGGAACAGTTAATCCTACCAACCTACTTTCCAACGGAAACTTTGAGTCTTGGAGTGCAGGGACAGCGGTAGCTCCTGATGGTTGGATTTTGTCAGGATTAACAAGTGGTGCTATTGCAAGAGAAGCAACAATTATTAAACAAGGAACTTATTCAGTTAAAATGACAAGGAGTGGAACAGACGGTAATATTTATCAATATTATAGTGTTCCAAAAGGAATTACTTATTGGAAAGGCAGAAATGTAACTTATGGTTGTTGGGTATACGCTACAGAAGCAAGTACTACAAGAATAGGAACAGGTGATTTGGAGGGTGGTTTAACTTATTCTTCTTGGCATACAGGTGGCTCTGCTTGGGAATGGCTAACGGTAACTAGAACAATAGATGCTTCTGCATCAGGTTCATATTGTATAAATTATGTAGTTGATACAAATACATCTTCTTACTTCGACGGAGCTATGCTAGTAGAAGGAGCTAGTGCATTTGCATTTAGTCCTAAGCCAATTACAGGTTCAGGAAACAATGATGCCTATGTTTATTCTAATATAGCTAAAACAGAAGCTGACTCTGCGGTGGCTAAGATAACACAAGACAACGCAGGAGCAAGCGAGCCTGCCCTCGAAATAAAGAACGATGGTACAGGTGCAGGGATAGAGATAGACCAGAATGGAGACGGGCAAGCACTTCGCATAGTAAACTCAGGAGCAGATGAGTCTATGTATGTGAATCAAACTGGAGTGTTAGATGCTGGAAAACAGGTTTTATATCTTTACTCCAATGCAGAACAAGTGAATTACAATAGTGCTTTATTATTAGCACAACAAGACAACGCTGCTTCCTCAGAACCAGCTATAGAAGTAATAAACGCTGGTACAGGTGCAGACATAGAAATGGCTGCTTCAGGTGGTGGAGTAATCTTTCCAACGAATGACCCCGGAGTTGCAGGTCGTTGGTGGGATAATGCAGGAACATTAACTAAATCATCAGGATAAGGATAACATATGACAGCTGAAAGAGAAGGCCAACAAGTAGATACGCTTCCTTCGCAGATATATGGAAAGAAGCCGGAAAGGCTGTTTATATAGACCACATGGTTGCTGTTGCTCCGCTCGGTTCAAATTCGAGTTTTACTATGTATACCAAAACTACTGCTTATAAAAGATTTAATACAATCGTTGCTTCTGCTAGAGCTAGACTTTTATTTCAAGCTTCTGATTTAAGAGAAATGCCTGTTTTTATAGAAAAAGGCGGTATGTTAAAATCCGAATATAATGATGATTATACAGATGATGTTTCAGAAGTAGAGCTGGGTATGAGATATTTATATATACCACCAACTGTAAACGGTTAAGAAAAGAGGTTAAATAATTATGTTCAAACTTATTTATTTGTTAATAAAAGATTACGGAGCTTTTGGAATAGGTATAGCACAGCTATGTATTATTTGTTATTTTGGTTGGAAGTTATTTTCAAATCATTTAAAACATTTAGAAATAAAAGTAGATAGTTTATGCGAAGGTGTAAAAGATGTTAGAGTAGAATTAGAGAAAGATAAAAACGCTACCAATAAATTAGGAAATAGAATTTCTAGAATCGAAGGACATCTAGAAGAAAAAGATAGAATGATTATTGTTAAACATAAAAAGAAAGTAAAAAATAATGGAATTTAAAGTTTTTTCAGGTGGAGGTAAATCTAACAGATGCCCTAAATGTGGCAGTAAGTTAAGAGCTATTTTATCTAAAGGTACTAAAAGATTCGTATGTCATTGCGGTTATTGGCACGATATAAAGAAGTATGCTAAAAACGCAGTAAATACTAAGTTAATACCTAAGAGTTAGCAGTAATATTTACATTGTTTTGATAGAAAAATTATTGGATTCGACCATTTAATAGTGTTTTCTATAACGAGTTATCTGTATTTAATAATAGAAAGAGGAGGACTAAATTATGGCAGATTTAAAAGCAAATGTTGGAAGAATCACGATTGGCTCCGGAGTAGATGAACACGAAGTTGCTAGTTGCGAAGGAATTGAAGTTGATTATGATTTTAATCCTATTAAGCATTTTGCCGCCGATAGACAGTATCCGATTTTTGTAGCTCATGGAAATAGTGAACTAACAATTACGGTAGATTGTGCAGAGTACAAAGCCGATAGCGATTACGCTATTGAGACTATAGCACAAAATGGAACTGCTGTTACGGTAGCACTTTTAGCAGGATATAGAGGCGGTGGAATCCCGGCCGCAACTTACACGAATTGTGTAGTTGTACAATACACCGTTACTTCTCGTCAAGGAGACGTTGTAAAAGCAAGAGTTGTTTTAAGTAAGCAATCAGATACTTAATACACAATAATTGATATAATAATAATAAGGGAGGAAGAATAATGAATTTAGGTAAAAAATGCAATGGTTTTTTAAAGACCGCTATTCGTTCAGTAGACGAGGCAGGTCTGAAAATTACTCATACCATTAATACTAAAGCATTAGATAGATATTACACTTCTGTTCTACCTCAAGGTGCAGATGTTAAGCACTTTTTAAATAATGCAGTTGTATTATGGTCTCATAATATGGATGAAGCAACTCCTAAAATTCCTATCGGAAGATGTATTGATTTGGATATTAGAGAAGATGAGATTATAGCAACTACTGAATTTAATAAGAATGACCCTTTAGCAGTAAAAGTTTTTAACGCTTACAAGGACGGTTTCTTACATGCTTGGTCAATAGGTTTTATGCCTATTAAGTATAAAGAGGTAACGCTTGAGAATAGAGAAGAGCTTAATTCTGAATATAAGTTAAATATTTCTCTTGAACAATTAGAAGAAGCCGGTATGGACGGTGCTTATGTTGTTCATAAATGGGAATTACGTGAATATTCTGCTGTTCCAGTTCCGGGCAATCCCGAAGCTTTAAGTGCTGATAAAGTTGATTTCTTTAAAAGAGAGCTAGTTACAAGAGGTTTAGTAAAAGAATCTGATGTAGATACTATCGAGATTAAAAAAGCAAAAGGCAAAAAGGAAGAAAAAGATGAATATTCTTGTGAATGTCTAGATTGTGGCGAAGAAGTAAAATCTAAAGAACATTGCAAAGATATTAAATGTCCTAAATGTGGGGGTGAAATGCGAAGAAAAGACAGAACCGGCACAGGCAAAGATGCTGAAGTAGAAGTTAAAGATGTCGAAGTAAAAACAAGAGATGCTGAAGAAGTATCTAAAGAAGTTAAGGCCGAGGAAGTTAAAGGCGAAGAGACTGTAGCAGAAAAGGTCGAAGTAAAAGAAGAAGTAAAGCCTGAAGAAGTCAAAGAAGAAAAGGTTGAAGAAGTCAAAGCTGAAGAAGTTAAGACAGAAGAGCCTAAGGCTGAAGAGGTTAAGACTGAAGTTAAAGTGAAAGAGGTAAAAGAAGAAGAAGCTAAAGCTGAAGTCAAAGAAGAAAATAAAGCTGAAGAGCCTAAGGCTGAAGAGGTTAAGACTGAAGTTAAAGTGAAAGAGGTAAAAGAAGAAGAAGCTAAAGCTGAAGTCAAAGAAGAAAATAAAGCTGAAGAGCCTAAAACTGAAGTAAAAGAAGAAAAGGAAAATACTGCCTCAACAACAGAAGATAAAACTGAAAAGTCTGAAGTGGTCGAAAAGTCTGAAGTAAAGGTAGAGGAAAAAGCTGAAGAAGTAAAAGAAGAGGAAACACCAGCTAATTTCGCTTCCATTATCAAAGACCTTCTTCAGAAGAATAAAGAATTATTGGATAGACTTGAAGTAAACGAAGCAAAACTAGAGGAGTTAGCAAGTGTTAATTCTAAAGTGGATGTTATTCAGAAAAGTCTTGATGTTGACAACATAGATAAGGTCAGAGAAGCTTCTCAGAAGAGAAAAAGTGGTAACTCTGATACGTGGTTCAGTACGTTACTAAGACAATAATTTTTTAAAACAATAAAAAGGAGAAATGCAATGGATTTTGTAATTCCAGCAGGAGATTCACTTAATTTACCAAAAGAATTAATTGATAAAATCGTAGAAGATGCAGTAGAGAAGTCGCTAGTTTTAAAAATGGTTTCTTCAAGAGACCAATTCATCGAGATTGTGAATGAAGGAACTGTTCCAGTTATTGGTGAAGCTGATTTAGACAAGGTTTTTAGACTTGATGCTACTTCAGATATTACTACACTAGCTGAGATGGACTTTGATATTAAACCGGCTGATTTAGACCCGGTTGAAATGGGTACTTATATTTATTTAAAGAAGAAACAAATCGCTCAGTATCCAGAGCTAAAGCTAGACCAGTTATTTAGAAATAAGATTTCTGGTGCTATTGCTAGAACCGCTGACAAAATTGCTCTTAAAGGCGACGATGAAACGGTTGGAGCAACTGACCCTCTTTCCATCTGTGATGGTATTGAGAAGTTAGCTTTAACAGCAAATTGTGCTAACGCACCGGTTGAATACACTACTTCAAATTCTCAAAATGTTGTGGATGCTGTTGCAGAAGCACAAGAAGATTTGGGAGTTTACGGTAACCAAGAAGCTATTGAAGATTTAGTATTGTTTGCATCTTCAAACTTTGTAACGGCCGCTAAAAAGTCTGCGGATAAGAACGTAATCGGATTTGACATCGAAGATGTTCCTGCACTAGGCTTGAAGAAAGTGGTTCATGTTCAAGGTATCCCTGTTATTCGTAGATTGAATATTACAGGTGAGAAAGCTATTCTTGCTAACATGAAGGGTGCTTTCGCTGGTTATTATGGTAACATCGAAGTTGATGTTGAGCATAAAGCTGGTCGCAGAGCTGACTTACTTGTTGTAACATACTGGTTTGACTTTGTTTGGGCATATGTTAATGGCTCAAGTAAATCAGAAGGTTTGATTACTATTCAAAAAGCAAGTTCGTAAAGAGTAATTAGTAAATTCGATAGTAGAGTTATGGGGGGTAATTTCTGTAGCTCTACTATTTTTTAAATTGAAATTTTTAAAATAAATTGTAATCTTAAATTGATAGGATTAAAAAAATGCCTTGTAGACTTACCTCAGAAAAAAAAGCAGTTCTTACCAAAAATTTTCTTTTTCAAGAATATTACTGTCATAAAAAATCTCAGCAAACTATAGCTGATGAAAATCAGATTTCTAGAGAAACTATACGAAGATATTTTAAAAATTTTGAAATGTCTAGTCGCTCTCACAAAGAATGTACTGAACTAAGAAATCTATCAGGTAAAAATAATCCAATGTATAGTCATGGAAAGTGTATTAAAGCGTCTAAGTGTAAATTTTGTGGTAAACAATTAGTGGCCTTTTCTGCAACTATGTGTAAATCTTGTGCTAATTCAGGCAAAAGAAATCCTAGATATGGTAAAAGAGCATCTCACGGTAAATGGACACAGTATAAAGATGTTAATTTTAGAAGTTCTTGGGAAGCTAAATTTGCAAAATATTTAGATAAAGAAAATATCAAGTGGTTTTACGAGTACACAACATTTTATGGTGAGAATTATTCTTATACACCAGATTTTTATTTATCTGAAACAAATGAATATGTCGAGATAAAAGGATGGTGGCGAGAAAAGAGCTTAGAGAAAGTTCAAAAGTTTATTATAGATTTTCCCAATGTTATATTATCTGTTAGAGGTAAAGATACCTTAAAAAGATTAGGAGTTCTATAATGTCATCTGCTATTAGATTAATTTCTGAAGAAATAGATACCTACCTTCCAAACTCAGACAATACAGCTTTAATTAAAAGAAGAAACTATATTTTACCTTCTCCAAGGGGTAAATTTTTTATTGTTGCTTTTATTAGTCATAAAAGAGATGGTGCAAATATTTCTCCTGTTATACATAAAGCAATCAAGCATGATATTGGTGTATTATATGTTTGTGATAAACTTCCTTCGAGTCCTATTATACACCCAAATGTTCATTATATTGAAGTTCCTGATATATGGTTTATTCACACATTATTTATGAATCCCTTAATGTTTTCTGCATCATACGCTTCAAGGTCAAAGAGACAGTTATCTAAAGCATTTCACGGCTTTACGAAGTATCAAATTCCAATTATATCCACATCTTCTGATGTTCCAAAAATAGTAGAGAATTACGAAAAAAATAAGAATAATATTTTAGTAGATATTACCGGTGGGGTAGGTGACCATTTACTTACAATTCCTTCTCTTAAAACACTCGCAGTAAAGCACGACGTATACGTTTTATGTGAAAAGCATAGAGAACCCTGTTTTTATAATTTATCTTATATTAAAGGCTTTTACAATAAACGTCAAGATGTAGATATTTCTAAGTTCAGAAAGGTAATTCATCTTCATTTCGGACAATTATTAAATGATTATAGATTAGACCTAAATAAACAAAATAGAATTTATTCCGTAGCAGAAGTATGTGGCTTATCTAAAGAAGAGTTAGTTATAAACAGACCAGAAATTATTTTGACAGATATGGAACGAAAGACAGCTTCTCTAAAATATGACTCCTATAGGAATAAGGTATTCTTAGGTTATGATAGTGCAAGAGTTGATTCTAAAATTCCCTCAGACTTAACACAAAGATTAATAGATGATTTAAAAAGAAAAAGTTGCTCGGTTTTTACAGCCTCAGTTAGAAGAAAAAAATTTCAAAACTGTACTGATTTGAGCAGAGACATTTCGTTACGAGAATTATTTGCTTTAATTTCTGTAATGGATTGTGTATATACTATAGATACGTCTTTTTTACATATAGCGGCCGCTTTTGATAAACAGATTTTTTGTATGCTAAATTATTTTAAACCCGAGTGGAGATGCGGAACCTATATTAATTGTAAAACCTATACACCTAATGTTTCTTGTTTTCCTTGTGTTGCTTTTCAATTTGTAGAACATGAGAATAGAAAGTGTCATACTAAGTCATGTTATTATTTTCAAGATATAGATTTAATTTTAAAAGATATTAAAGAGTATCTAAAAAATAAACCAAAGAGGATAGAAAATATTCAGATTGTTGATACCTCTTATATTCCAGATACAAAAAAGGATATTTCATTAATGGATTTACCGGGTAAAATTGTTTCTAGCAGAGAGAACGATAAATTAAGAATAGGTGCTTTTTGGATGGGCGGTGTTGGTGATACCGTAATGCTAGGATATTTATGTAGAGCAATACATAGAAAATATCCAAATAGTTATATAGATGCTTACGTTAGAGATAAGACACAGGCTCAATTATTAGTATTTGACTATCCTAATATCAGAGGAATTAGCTCTAATTTAGGCTGGGGTGCTACTGTTGGTAAGCATAAACACGATTATGATATTATTTACGAGTTTAGACATTATCCATATGTCTGGAATAAATCTAATCCTAAATTAAATAGACCTTTTGATAAATCTAAGTATGATAATTGGCAATTAGCCTCGGAAGATATTATCAATAATTGGAAGTCAGAAGTATTTCGTTACTATGCAAAACAGACTGGGTTAAGCCTGAATAAATCAGATTTAATAATTCCACTTGCTAAAATTAATGAAGATATTTCTTACGGTTATTTAAAAAAATATAAGTTACCTAAAAAATATATTACTATACATGCAGGCTGTGATAAAGGTGTTGGCATTATGAAGCTTTGGAACAGAAAAAAATGGCAAGAATTGATAGTTTTATTACAAGAGAAAGATATTGAAGTTATTCAAGTAGGAACATCTAGTGAGAAAGCGTTTGATAATATACAAAAAGTAGGCGTAGATAATCTTACTGATTTAGCTTATATCTTAAAGCTGAGTACACTTCACGTCGATAATGAAGGCGGTCTGGTTCATTTAGCTCATGCAGTAGAAACGAAGTCTGTAGTATTATTTGGGGCAACCAGTCCTACACTTTATGGTTATCCTGATAATATTAATTTATACAAAGATGTCTGTTCTACATGCTGGTGGAAAGTTAATAAGTGGAGTAGTAATTGTATGAAAGGTAATAAAAGTTGTGTTAATTTAGATAAATTGTCTGTTTTAGAAGTTTTAAATGCTATAGAGAGAAATTATGAATAGAATTATTATTATAACTGGAGGTAAAGGAAATTTAGGACAATATTTAACCGATAAGTTAGGTATAGCCGATACGATTATAAGTTTATCGCATAGTAGTTGTGATATTACTTCAACAAAGTCTATTAAAAAGACTGTAAAGAATATTATTAAAAAATATAAAAAAATAGATGTATTAATTAATAATGCAGGTATAATGAAATTTGATAGTGTAGAGAACATCAAAGAAGAGGATATTTATAAAACATTTAATGTGAATACTATTGGAACCATTAATATGACTAGAGAAGTTTTAAAACATATGCAAAAAGAAAATAAAGGCGTAATAATTAATGTTTCTTCTATTCGTGGAATAACGGGTGCACCGACGAAATCTATTTACTCGGCCTCCAAGTTCGCATTACAGGGATTTTCAGATTCTATACGATATGAATTAAAAGATACGAGCATTAAAGTTACGAATATTTGTGGAGGAAAGTATCAGGACTCTCTTACTTATAAGGATATTTATAATACAATTAAATATATCTTTACTCTTTCTAGCAGAACTTGTTTAAGGAATATTATATTAGGTGGTCAACTATAATGAAAAGTATATTAATTAATCCAAGAAAAGATTTAGTATTCGACTTAAAGGCAAAAGAATCTTGTAAGTCTTGTAAAAGATACTCACAGAAAGCGACCTGTCCGCCTTATGTAGATAATATGCAGTATTACAAAAAATTATTGAAGTCTTATAAATACGGCGTTATTTATTATGAGCAGTTTAAATCAACAAAAGACCAATGGGAAGAGATAGGTAAAAAATCTTCTTTAGCTATGCACATGCACTTACTGAAAATTAGAGATGATTTATTTTTAAGAGGGCATCATTTCGTAATTGCATTTGGTGCAGGCTCATGTAAGCTTTGTAAAGAGTGTTCATTTCCTTGCAGAAATCCTTCAAAGTCCTTAATTCCTATGGAGGGCACAGGCTTAAATGTTGTAGAGCTTATGAAAAGAAAAAAGGTAGAGATTAAGTTTCCTGTTACAGAGAGTATCTATCGAGTAGGGATAATTTTATATGATTTATAATAAAAGAATCATTTATACGGCAGGAACATTTGACTTATTTAATGTAGGTCATCTAGAGATATTTAAGAAGTCTAGAAAACTAGGTGATATATTAATTGTCGGTGTAAGCACAGATAAGCTTGTTAAGAGCTACAAGATGACAGCACCAGTAATATCTTATGCTGATAGAGTAAGAATTATAGAGTCTTGTAAGTACGTTGATAAGGTAATCAAGCAGACTAAGTTATTGGCTATTAAGACTTTAAAGAAATATAAAGTAGACTGCATTACTATCGGGTCTGATTGGAAAAATAAACACGTTGAAGGTCTTGAGTGGATGAAAAAGAATGGTGAAGTTATTTATTTACCCTATACAAAACGAGTTAGCTCGTCTGAAATTAAGAAAAAAATAATAGAAAATTCTTACGATATTATTAAATCAGCTTTTGAGAGAAAAATAAAATGACAAAGAAAATTAAATGGAAAGATAGAGCAGAGACAGACAAGACAGAGTATATAAATCAAGCTGATATTTTCTGTAAATGGTTTACTGATTTATTCAATGTACCAATCTATCTAATTTATGGAACTTTGCTGGGGTGTGTTCGAGAGCATAATTTTATAGATAATGATGATGATGTCGATTTAGCTTATTTGAGTAAACACACTAAATTTGAAGATGTATTCAAAGAAATGCTAGAAATTAATCGTGTATGTGATAACTTGAGACTAATAAAAACTTTTGGTCAAGGTAGCGGTCTTCCCAGATATTGTGGTCATTCACATATATTTTCAAAGAATAAGAAGTGTATTTTTGATGTATGGACTTCGTGGATAGATGAGAAAGGTAAGTATAACTTTTATACTATGGGAAAAAATATTAATCAAGACGTTTTATTGCCATTAAAATTAAATACGCTTAGAGACAAAACATTTTTAGTTCCAAATAAATCAAAGAAGCTACTTTCTTATTTATACACAGATGAATGGAAAACACCTTTATCTAGAAAATCTTATCAATACAGAAAGTTTCATTGGAAACCGCTTGTTACTATTTATAACGATATGTTGAAAAAGAAAGACTTAGCGTGAGCTTACTTAATAAAAAAATACTTTTTGCAGGAACAACATCTTCAGGCTCATCAGCCTTATTTGATTATTTTAGATGCTTTAAAAATACATATAGTCTTGAAACAGAGATGTCAAAGACTTGGAGAAGGAATATTTATTCTGAATGGAAAAGTCAAAATTTCTCAGACACTAACGCAGAACTATACAGAGTAATATTAAATGCTAGAATTGAGATAGAGTTCAATAAAAGATTTAAAAATATATCTCAAGACTCAATACTATTACTCAATAATATAGTAACCTGTCTGACTTTACAGGGTATTAGTTTATTAGATAATACTATGGTTGTTTGCGTTCTAAGAGACCCACGCTCTACTTGGCTAAAAAGACGCTTTTTGTGTATGAAAAAGAATAAATCTATTAAAGTAGAGCAGTTTATTAAAGAGTATAGAGGTCAACGAGAACGCTTTTCTGAGAATTTAAAGAATTTAAAGTGCAAGTATAAAATTTATATCGTTAATTTTGAGGATTTTATATTAAGCGATGAGTATAAAGAGACTGTAGTAAATCATCTAGGTTTCAACATGAAAGATTATCCAGCTAATCCAGAGTATGCGCCTTATTGTAAAGAGAGGTCAATTCTACAACATCATTTTTATGAAAATCAAGATGAAATTGAGCTAATTAAAAAAGAATTAAAGAGGTATTGTCATGCGAAAGTATAAGGTCGGAATTACATTTGGTGCATATGAGCTTTTTCATATTGGACATTTGAATTTAATTAAGCAGGCAAAAAGATTATGTGATAAGTTGATTGTATGTGTTAGTGATGATGAATATATTAAAGTAAAAAAAGGGCATGATTCTAGAATCATTTTAAAACATAGAAAAGAAATAATTTTATCTTTAAGACAGGTAGATATTGTAGCTATTCAAAGTTTAGATTTTGGAAAGAAGAAGTTAGTTAAACAGTACAGTCCAGACGTAATTTTTGTAGGTGGTGATTGGACACCAGAAACATTTACAGGCGAAGGCTTAGGTATTCCAGTAGTTTATCTTGATAGAACTGAAGACATTAGTTCAACCTTGTTAAGACAAAAGTATTTTAACTAGAAAGAGTGAAATTATGAAAGTATGTGTAATAGGTTTAGGCGAGATAGGTTGGGAAACATTTAAAGAGTTAGACAAAGATAATAGCATTGATTTATCTGGCGTAGAAATATCTGAAATTAGAATAGCTGAATTAAAAAAGATTACATCTAGAGATATTAAAAATACTATTCCTTCTCGCTGTGATATTTATATCTTATCTGTATATACTCCAAAGCAAATTAAAGATGTCATTTCAAAGATTGATTTATCATTGCGACCATTAATTGTAATTGAGTCAACTATGTTACCGGGCGATACAGATATAATTTTAAAAGCTTACGAGAATATTGATTTAGTTTTATTTCCTCACAGATACAATCCTAACGATAAGGCTCATCATGTGTTTAATTTAAATAGAATAATGGGAGCAAATACAAAAGAAGCTTTAGATAGGGCTGTTCAGTTTTATGGCAAATACATGCCACTAGATAAATTGAGTCTTGTTTCTCTGCAAATAGCTGAGTTATCAAAACCTTTAGAAAATGCTTATAGATTTATAGAGATTGCTATTGCTGAAGAAGTTAGAATGGAGTGCGAAAAACGAGGTATTGATTTTAAAGAACTAAGAGATTCTGTAAATACTAAATGGAATATTGACATGAAAGAAGCTAGAGATGGTATAGGATTAAAATGTTTACCAAAAGATTGTAAATTTATTAATAAGTTTTTTAGAACTAATACATTATTTAAAACTGTAATAGACGTTGATAAAAAATACAGAGAATATTTAACCAATAAAGGACAGGAGACCTCTGATTACAGAGAAGTAGATATTTAATATGAATTTAAAAGATAATTTGTCTAAGTCAAGCGAGGAATTTTATTATGAATCTTAAAGAAAAGAGCATATTATGGATAACAGACCATACAACTAAAGATGTGCCGGCAGGTGGTGCCGAGATTACTGACTCGCATATTATTCGTGCAGGAAAAGAGATAGGTTACGATATAACGGTATGCCAATCTAAGTTTTTGCGTTCTGATACATTAAAAAGTAGTGATTTGGTAGTTTTTAGTAATTGTTACGATGTGTATAAATCGGTTAGAGATAAGATTATGACTACTAAAGATTACATTGTATATTCACATGATTCTGGTAGATGGAAGAGTGTCTTAAAAGAAAATCCTCTTATGATGAAAGAGTCTTTAATTAATATATTTTTATCGCCTCTGCACAGAGATTGTTTTAAGAAAGAGCTATATCATAGAAAAGACTCTTTATTAGTTTGTCCTCATTTAGATATTAATTTCTTTGATAGAGGCGAAGATAGAGTGAACAGAATTATGTTTGCAGGTAATGTTCACGAAGGAAAAGGCGTATTGAGCATTATTGAATTTGCTAAGAGTAATCCTGATATTAATATAGATTTCTATTGTCATCGAGCCTCATCACATTTGAAGATACGTTTAAAGGCTTTAAAGAATTGTCATTTAAAAGGCCATATTCCACAAAATAAAATGACAGATTACTATAATAAATATAAATATTTTATACATATTCCTGAGTGTAGTGAAGCATTTGGGAGAGCTGTCGGGGAAGCGATACTCTGTGGCTGTAAAGTCATAGCTAACAATAGGATAGGTGCATTATCATACGATTGGGACTACGAGACATTGAGACAAAATACGCTATACGCACATTATTACTTCTGGAATGAGCTTCAGAAGCGATTAAAATAGTCTTTTTAAATAGACTTAACTGTATTTAATAGTAGAGAGTAAATTGAAAAGGAGTAAATTGATGGAAAAACGCAATCTGTTAATCAGAGCAGAAAGTAATAGAAAAGGTGCCAACAATCCTAATTGGAAGTGCGGAATCTCGACCAATAAAACTTGTTCTGATTGTGGTAAACTCATCTCTAAGGCCGCTAAGAAATGTAGAAGCTGTTCTCGAACAGGTAAATCTTGGAGCTGGTCTGAAAACTCAAAGAAAAATATAAGAATGGAAAAGAATTCGCAATGGAAAGGCGGACGTTCTGTAACTGATAAAGGTTATGTAAGAATATATTTGCCTGAACATATTAATGCTACAGGTAGAGGCTATGTTTATGAGCATAGATTGATTATGGAGAAGCATTTAGATAGATATTTAGATAGAAAAGAAATTGTTCATCATATAGATGGAAATAAACAGAATAATAAATTAGAAAATTTAATGTTGTTTCCTAATCAAAAGGCACACTTTAATTTTTCTCATTTTAATAAGCAAACTTTTATCTGTAAATATTGCGGAAAAAATCAAAGGAGTACAAAATGAAGGCTTTCATCTACGGTAATCATACATACGGAGACAAAATCATCCTTTCTTATTTGCAGAGTGCGTTAGAAAACTGTGAATATTTAGGTGCAAAAGTTGATTTATCTCGAATCACGCCAGTAGAAGAAAATCTCATTATAATTTCAAATTCAAGTTTATTCCATATAGACCAAGATAAAATTCTAGGTTATATTAAGAAAGACTTATCTAAACCTTTAATGGTAGTTAGAAAATTAAAGACGTTTGGAACTGTTTTGTTTAAAGCAAATTTTGAAGTAGATAGGATTACTACAAATAAATCATATAATTTTGCAGGTATGCTTTATTTACCTAAAAAATATTTTGATATGTTAGAAGAGAAAACACGCACAATCGCAGAAATATTTAGAACAGTAGATTACGCAGATTGGCGATTTTATATTGTAGATGGAAGGAAAAAATAATGTTTAGAAATACTTTTTCAAGGAGGATAAAATGATTACCAAGGCAGGCGTAGCTATTGTCTTAGGCATAGAAACCGCAGATATTTCTGATTCTGTTTATGATTGGGCTGTAAAGCAGTTCTTCCTAGTTACAGGTCTTAAATCTGCCGAAGAGACCAAGACACAAAGACGATTTGTAAATAGAGCTACTTTATACTTTAAATTAAATGCAAGAGACATTAAATCAATAGATACTTTAAAAATAGATAATGACGAAAAAGATTTTACTTTATTCTCAGATTTAAAGTTCAATCCGGATTCTGGTTTAGTTTATTATACAGGAGGCTTTAGTGGTGGTCAGTTAGTTGAAATGACCTATACTGTAAATTCTTATACTGAGAAAGATATTCACGATTATCTAGTCTCTTTATTAGTTGCTAAATCTATGAGTATGTTTACTCCGGATAAAATTCAACAAGTTAGTTCTATTAAAATAGGTAAATTTTCCAAAAAGTTTGGTTCTGCCGCCTCTAACTTAGAGAGTTATAATGAAGTTTTAGAGAGTGAGATTCAAAGAACTGTTTATTTAATTAACGATAATGATACAGATTTAGATTTAGGTCATATTATTTAAGAAAGAGATATTATGGAAGATACTTTTCAACATACTAAAAAATGTCCAAAATGCGGTAAACATAAGGTCTATCTTGTAGTCGAAGAGGATGGATTTTCATTTGTTTGTACAGCTTGTGGCGAAACGTGGAGTGAATAATGTCTGATTCGACTTTTAATGCGTTATTGACACAGACTTGTACTATTTATAGAAGAGTGTACGATGCCTCTACTGAAGATAAATGGGGTGCATCTTCTGAGTCATTTTCAACTATCACATCTACGGAGAGTTGTTTACTACAACAATTAGATGAAATGATTGAGTTTACTCGACGAGGAGAAAAGATATATACAAAAACGGAAGTGTATATGAAGTACGAAGCCGATATTGAAGTAGATGATATTTTAGAATTTGAATCAAGAAAATACTCTGTTTTATCTGTGGCTGATTCTGCAGGTCAACAGCATCATAAAGAAGTTTTAATTGTAGGATTGGAAAATTAATATGGCCGCAAATTTTACAATAGATGATAAAGAATTAGCAACATATATAAATAGATTTACTACTGCAGGTGCAAGATTATCTCATATAGCAGGTAAATCTTTAAGAGTAATGACTAATTATACTGAAAGACAGATGAAGAAGTATTCAAAGTCGAGAACTTCTAGGGGAACAGGAAAACTTAGCTCAAGTATAACCGCTAATTATTCGATAAATAGCTCAGAAGTATCCGGTTCAGTTTTTGTTCCGCCTGAAATTAAATATCAGTTTGCATCTGAATACGGTAGTCGAGGTGGTCAGGTAATTTCAGGAACGCCTACAATGACATTTGGTACATCTGCTTGGCGTAATTCTTCTGCTGTCAAAGTTCCTCATAGAGGGTATTTTGTTTTTACTCAAGTTAAACGAGGAAAATATGCAGGAAAACATTTTACACAAAGAGCCTTTGAAGATTTAAAGAATTTATATAGAACTAAAGTTTCACATAAATTAGCACAAGATGTTGTTTTATCCTTGGGAGGAAGATAGTAATGAAGATTATTGCAGAACGAATCATAGCAGTATTAAAGGCAGATAGTGCATTAGTTGCATTATTAGGCTCAGCAAAGAATGTCTTTGCTAGAAGTTTAGCAGAAAAAACTAAACGACCTGCAAAATATGTATCTGTCGAGGCAAGTCTTGGTGCAGATTTAAATTATAGTGAGGGACAAGATGACGATTTTGAAGTAGAGATAGGGACTAACAGAAGAAGTGCAAATGCGTTCTCTAATTTGATGTCTATTTTAGATAGAGTAGATGCTCTAATTAACAAGCAAGAATTAACTCTTTCAACTGCCGCCTTTAAGATTATCAGTATTTATAGAACTGATTGTCCTACTAGAGGTGTTTTAATAGATGATAAGAATAACGAGTTTTATATTACTATAAAATATTCTTACATTATAGATGAAAACTAACAAAGTAAACTGACCTAAAAAAGGAGTAAGTACCATGAGCGAGAAAATAGTTTTATCAAAAGTAACAGAGTTTGAATTAAGAGGTGGAGTTTGTGTTAAGGTATATCCAGCTAGTCTAGAAACCTTAGCATTGATGAATCCAAAATTAAAGAAGTTAGATAAGATGGAGAAAAACGCAGAATTAGACAAACAGATTGACCTTTTCGTAGATGTTGTTTATGATTTTTTAAAAGAAGATAACGATATTAAAAAAGCTGAGTTAAAAAAGGCTTTAACTATCGAAGCTTGTCTTAAAATTATTCAAACATCAATGGGCTCTGTAAGTTCTTTGACTGAATAATATTATGAAAAATAAAGACTCTTTATATTTTATATTAGATTTATTAATTTCAGAATACGGTTGGTCTTTAGAGTATTGTCTACAGTTGCCCGGTGACGTTGTTACCGAACTTGTAAACGCTATTACTAAAAGACAACATGTACGCTGGCATAGTTTCACTAAATTATCTGGTATTGCTGTTTCTACAGGGTTTTCTGGTAAACTAGAGGATATTGATAAAATATTTGATAAAGATAATGAAGAGTCTACGAAAGATAAAGAGGTAGATAAAGAGGCGTGGAAGGGACAAGTTAAATCTATGTGGATGAAAATGAAGAGTTCAAAAAAACAATTATCTACAGAAGAAGTAAAAGAATTAAGTGAGAGTTTTGAAGCAAAGTGGTCAAAAGGCGAATCAATAGACTTTTAAAAGAAAGTAAATTATGGCAGAGCGAAATCTACAAATAAACATGAAAATTGGTCTACAGCAGGCCAAGTCCAGTATAGGTGCTTTTAGAGGTAGCTTAAATGGTTTAAAAGGAGCTTTTAGAGCTTTAGGTAGAGTTGGCGGTAAATCTATAAGTTTTCTAAAGAGAAAGTTACAGGGTTTACGAGGCATATCAAATCTAATTAAATCTTCCTTTAGAGCTGTTTTTAGAACAGGAATCGTTGCAGGATTCTTCTTTGCATTTAGAGCAGGTATGCAAACTATCACTAATCTTAAAGAAAGCATAATGGGTTTAACCGGTGAGTTTGCTAAACTTAGATTAAAGGCTACAGAAACCGCCGCTATTATTACCGGTGGTGGAGATGCTTTTACGGCAACCTTTCAAGAAGCTCTAACTTTAGCCAGACAATTATCAACTGAAATAGGTTTTACTGCACAAGAGATTCAAAATGGTCTTGTAACGGCCGCTCGTTCTGGTCTTTCTTTAACTGATTCGTTTAATTTAACAAATTCTGCAATGATGTTAGCCACCGCCAATGGTGAAGATTTTCAAACTACTCTAAATGATTTGATTGGAGTTTCTAGAGCTTTCAATGTTGAGTTAGATGACATGGGAACTTTTGCTGATGCTTTATCGGCCGCAGTTACAAAGTCAAATGTTAGTTTGGGGGGATTGTTTGCAGGGCTTAAAAAAGTAGCACCTGTTGCTTCTACTGCTTTCGGTTCTAGTGCTGAAACTATAGCTGATACGACTGCCGCCTTGATGACCTTAAACGATACGGGTATGCAATCAGAGAGAGCTGGTACCGGTCTAAGAGCCGCCATGCAGAAACTACTTGGTGGTACCGGAAGAACAACTACTGCATTTGCTAAATACGGTATTAATATGTTTAAGGCAAATGGAGAGTCTCAAAAATATTTGGACACATTATTAAAAGCACAAAAAGCAACGCAAGGCACAGAAGATAAAATCAATAGTTTAAAGAACGCTGAAATGGAAATGCTTATTGCAGGAAAGCAAAATACTTCAGCATTTCAAGATATTCAAAAAGAATTAGGTGAGACAGATTCTTATTTAAATACATTAAAAAAGGGTCTAGATACTGTCTACGAACAGTTTACATTAGCTGGGGGTAAATTAAAGCCATTATCTGCTGTATTAGATGAGATAGCCTCAAAAGCGCCTATAGAGGTTGTTGGACGAGCCTTTGGTATTCGAGGTGGTGCTCCAATGATGCAGATTTTACAAAATATAGAAAAGTTTAAGAAGTTTAAGAAAATTGTAGAAGAGTCTCAAGAAGCCTCGGCTAAAGGTCAGAGTCTTACTAAAGATATGTACATGAAATTTTTAGATACTGTTCTTATTGGCTGGCAAAGAATTAAGAATACTGCAATGGCTATATTAGGTTCAATAGGTGATGGATTTTTTGAAGCTGTAAAACCTTTAATCGGTCCCGTTCAAAATGTATTGACTGATATTTTTAATGCGATAGATAAGCATAAGGGGGCGTTTGCTGAAATATTTAAAGGTGTTGCTGACCTACTTTTACCGGTATTGGCTCAAATGCAAATGTTTGGTCAAGGCTTTGGTTTAGCTCTTAGTGATGTTCTTACTAAAGGCTCGGAGGCAAATGTTCCTGTTTTACGACCAGATGGTAAAGAAGGGCAGTTAAAAATAGAGCATGTAAAGATTACGGGAACTGTTCCGGAGAAGCTAAAAAAGGCATTTAAATTATTAGGCGAATCTTTTATTAGTGTACTAAGAGCCGGTTTAAAGAAGTTAAATCCTGCTTTTAAGTATTTAGCAGAAGTATTTGCAGATGGATTTGCTGTATCAATACAGGCTAAGAGTATGCTTCTTATGAATATAGGTGCTAAAATTGGTGGCGCAATGGCTTTAGCATTTGGTAAGGCATTTATGGCCGCTGTTCCTGATATGTTACAAGCTTTCGCAGATATATCATCAACATTAGGTATCGGAGATAAAATTAGAGTTGGCGGTAAGGTTCTAGGTATGGATATAAGTAATCCTTTTGGTGCAGGCAATACTCAAAAAGCCGCAACTGCTGTTAAAGCTAAAAAGCAACAAGAAGAGGACAATAAGGCTAATATAGCTAATAAGAATAAAACAGGTTTTAGTAGATTACATCAGATTACAAATACACCATCGGGAGCTTCAAGTTGGATTACACCTAGCAGTCTTAAATTCTCTAATAGTGGTGATTCTTTAAAAGGTGCCCTTGATGGTTTAAAGGCAGGAACAACAAAACAGAATGAAAATGCTATAATTTTGCGTAATGGCGTTTGGACTAATCAAAAAGCTATCGAAGCTACAAATAGACTTATTAAACAATACGGTGCTCAAAGATAAGGATTTAATATGAGTGTTCATGCTACACGACGTGTGAAATGGAAGAGTATTTTTGTTGGAGATTACGCTTATGTTTCGTTTGATTATAACTCAAATAACGATATTAGAATTATCCCTAAAGCAAAGGGCGTTAAGATAAGAGCCACGTCTGAGTTAGGCGGAGGATACTTAGCTATCTCTGTCAATGCGTTAGTTGCAAAAGATAATAGATTTGAATTAGAACAATATTTTTATAATATGGATAGTAATTTTTCAGTAACAGAAAAAGGTGATTTAGTAATATCTGACGATAATGGGACAATGACATTAACTGATTGTTATTTAGAGAGTTTTACGCAATCAGGAGATGATTTAAAAGTAGCTACTTTTAGTTTAAAATTTATTAAAAGTCTATAATAGTAAATTGAATTTATAATAGGAGTTAATCAACGTATGGCCAATCCACTAAATAATTCGTTCTTGCGAGGGTGCTGAAGTGTCCTATACTACAACATTTACGGAATTAAATTCGTTAGATGATTCTGAGGTTTCTATTTATTCAGACGCAGGTAGAACTATAGAAGTCGCAGGCTCACCAATTACAACTGCTGGCGGAGGTGTTGCTACTCTTGATTTAGTAAATGGCACATATTATTATACTGCCTCAAAATTTGGTTATGATGATTTAGAAGATTCTTTTACTATAGCTGATGCTATTGAAGCTGTGGATTTCACATTAGTAGCATCATGGTTAACAGGTTGGACATATAGAAAAAAAATAACTATAGACCATGCTGAAATAGATGCAACTCTTACAAATTTTCCGTCTTTAGTTAAATTAACAACAACTAATTTTGATTTTTCTAAAGTTGAAACCAATTTAGATGATATTCGTTTTACATCTTCTGATGGAAAAACATTATTAAAATATGAATTAGATTCTAATGATGCTACACCTACGTTTGCTAATTTTTGGGTAAAAATTCCTTCTGTATCTAGTACCGTTGACACAGATTTTTATATTTATTACGGATATGCTTCAGCTACTAATGGAGAAGATGCTTCTAATGTATGGGATTCTGATTATAAAGCTATTTATCATTTACAGGAAACTTGTGATGGAACAGCAGATGAAATAAAAGATTCTTCTGGAAATTCATATGATTTAACAGGACAATCACCGTATTTAACACAAGAAAATGGATTTATTGGTAAAGCATTAAATGGTGGTTCTAATGGTTATGCAAAAAAATCTGCGAGTAGTGCTGATTTAGATTTAATTGGGGATTTTGTTTTAGAGTGGAAGATGCGTTGGGACACTACTGTAACAAAATGTTCTCTTATGGGTAAATCGCAGGGTGGCGGTCCGGCAGTTAAATGGGTTTTAAATTTTAAAGGTCTTTATTCCGCAGATACCATGAATTTTATGATGGGTTTTGGGGGTTCCGAATCTTGGGTTCGATTCGGTTGGGTTCCAGCGGCCGATACAGACTATAATTGTGCTATGCGAAGAGATGGCAATGATTGGAAATTTTTTGTAAATGGTGTTCAAACAGATACTACTCAATCAAATTCTAGCACAGTTTTAGCATCTACTACACCTTTTCATTTATTTACAGATGGCGAAGCTTGGAAGTATTTTGATGGCTTATTAGATGAGGTTAGAGTTACTAAAGGCGATTCTCGTTCCGATGCTTATATTACAGCAATGCACTCTTCCGATACAGATGATTTATTAACATTTGGTGCAGAAGAAAATGAGAATCCTTTAGGTACAGTAGATTTATACCCTAAATTAGATTGGATTACAAATAATCCTGATATTCAAAAAACACCTTCTTTAGATTGGCTAACAAAGCAATCTGATATTCAAAAAACACCTTCTTTAGACTGGTTAGCTAAGCCTGAACACAGATTTTGCCCTAATTTAATTAATTATGAATTTGATTTTTTAACACCTACTATTTATAGTAGCAAGAATACCGCAACTGTTTCTGGTATTTTACACTCGCTAACTCTTAATATGAAGAATACGGGAAGTTCTGGAAGCACGATTATTGAGCTATACTACGATAATGTATTAATTACTACAAAAACAATTACTGCTGATAATGCTGAATATAATGATATAGAATATTTTGATATGACAGATTTAATTTATCCTAAAGATATTTTTGAAGTTAAGATTACGCAAGTAGCTGTTGGCTGTTCAGATTTAAAAATAGGTGTTTACGAAATGACCTTTCCATTTGCAGTAGAAAAGTCTTTCATCGGAAATATAAAAGATAGTACAGAGATAGTTTCTATTAATAGAGATTATTTATTTAACAATGCAGATTATTGGACTATTGACTTTAATCAACCTCTAAATTCTGTAGCATCTGTTACAGGACTCAATGTTAATGGTGATACGGTCAATTTCACACCTGAGTTAATTGACGGAGATTTTTATAATAGTAGAATAAAAGTTACACCTTCTACGCTATCTAATATAGAAAAGCTTTCTATTAAAGCAACAGATTTAAATAATAAAAATTATTCTTTTATTTTTTATCCAACTGCAAAAAATTATATGGCAGAGTATCCTTTCTATGTTTCTAATGACGAAGAAGAAATAGAGATATTTACTCCTGCAACATATTATAAATATAGTTTCGATTTGGGCGTTACTTGGTCTGACTGGGAGGCTGTTTCGACCACAGATACGATGACAATAGATTTTTCTGCTCAGACAGAGGGGTTAAAAACATTAACTGTAAGATATAGAAATGCTACGACTGAATTTGAGGAAGATGTAGAGATTTATTATGTTCTAGGTGAGATTTCGTGCGGAGTTAATTTCGTAGAAAAAGATGCGAAGTTATCCTATACTGATGATGTTCCTTTAGATAGAGTTGAAGTGTATTATGATGATGTTTTAACGGACACTTTAGAATTACAGATTGTTATGGGAATGGAGACAGTAACTTTAAATACTACAGCTAAAACACTTACTGTAAGTGAAGGCTATGTTTATGCGAATAATAGAACATATTATTATGATGGTGCGGTTTTAGCTTTAGACCCAGATGTTGCCTCACTTGAAAATAGTGGGTGGAGATATATTTTAGTTTTTAATACGAGTACAAGTTTATTTGAATGGAAAGAGGAAATATTTTATATGACTTCTGATGCCATAGAAGAGGTAAAATATGAGGGATGTATTGTCATAGCTATTGCTGATTTTTATACTACTCCTTCACTAAGAGCCGAGGTTATGGAAAGCTGGATAATGAAACAAATCGCAACTTATTCAAATATTTCAAATTGGAATAGATTTCCTTTAAATTTAGAACAAGATAGTGAAATAAAGATACGAGTTATTGATGTTGCGAGTAGAGAACGAGATTTTTCTGCTACTTACACTCTAACAAAGTATAATATTTGGCGAACATTAAATGTATCTAGAGATAATGTAGAGGCTAGTAATTACACAGGCACTAATTATCCAAAATATGCTTATGACCAAACAGTTGGACACAAATGGGTGTCTGAAGATTTACCTGCATGGAATAGATTTGAGTGCGGTTTAGATAATAAGAAAACTTTAAAAGAATATTCAGTTACACCATATGACACTTCTCAACCGGGTCTTCCTAAATCGTGGAAAATACAGGGCAGTAATGACGGAGGAACTTGGACAGATTTGCATGAAGTAACCGATGAAGTCTCTTGGAGTAGTTATGTTCCAAAAACATATGCAGTAACTAATGATATAGCTTATGCTTTTTATAGAATATACGTAACTGCTGTTGTTTCCGGAACCGTTGTTCAGTTAATTTATCTGGATTTAAAAGAGACTATAGGCGGAACTCAATTTGCAGTATACGCAGAAACAGGTCTCTTACCGGGCGTAATACATCAAAGCTCTACTCTAGAGTTAGATGTTGATACCGAAGATTGGGTTTTAGACGACACGAACGGAGAAGCATAAAATGGAGACATACATATTATTAGACGATAACTCAGGCTGGTTAATAGAAACACCTGTATTAGTTCCTTTAACTTGGCGATATAAGACTACAACTCGGGTTTCTTTACAGGGAGATGGGGGCTTACGCACACAAACAGGCGGTGTTATCGGGGGTAGACCCGGCATAAGCACTACATTAGGCGCTTGGACTCTAGGTGGTTGTGCTACAATAGGTGTCGGAGTTTCTAAAAGTGGTGCAGGCTCTCCATGGAACGGGTTATACTATAGTGAAGTAAGAAAATATAATGGCGATACAAAAACCACTCGACTTTGGGGAAAATATACCATTACTAATACAAATACTAATGTTGAGATTGATTGGGAAACATCATTGGCCGGTCTAAAGGCTTCTTATGACAATAGATTTTATGCTATTGGTGCAGTAAGACCCTGCGATAGTGCAGGAAAAGAGCTTTATCCATCAGAGCTTAGTATTGATGTGAAGAACTTAGTTAATATAACAAATATGAACGCAGGATATAAGTCTGAAGATGCTGAGGCAAGTGAGCTTTTTGACTTTCAGCAGAATCTTAATTATGACGATTTTGACTCCGTTACAGGTGCGGAAGACCCTCTAGGAAACCCCATTTCGCAAACATTTCAGAGTTTGAATAGTGCTAATTTACCGGGTGTTACAAATGACGCCGCAGGTGCAATGTTTTCTACCGCCGCCAATGACGTAATAACGGCAGATGGTATTGGTAGCGTAAGCAATAATAGTGAGTGTACACAGATGTATCTGTTAGTTTATATTCAAAGAGTTTATGGCACTTCTGGTACCGTGAATCCTGAAGTTCTGATAGATACTCCGGAATTAGATAAGTCGATGCCGAATGTTAATTTTGGAACTAGCGGTTCTACAGGTAACGGTTCAAATGATGAGGGTATGAATACCTTTAGTAGTAATTATGGTAATTCAAATCTACCCTTTAATTCCATTTATTTAACTGGCGCAAATTATAATAGTTTTATCGCCGCTGGTGGGGGTATTGTTTCAAATTCCGGAATATTTCCAATTTCTGATACCTTATATATAGAGTCTGTGAGATTAAGTGCCGAAGGAAGTTCTGCAACAATTAAAGAGCTTGTTGCTTTTGACAGTACGCCCTCATTAACTATTGGTGATAGATTATACATATATTTATTTAATGATAACAATGTAAGTAAGCCTGTATTCTATGGTTTTATTACTTCTCAAAGAAGAAGTCTAAACGGTAGAACTACTGAAATTACTTATGAGTGTAATGATTTAACTTATTTTTTAGACCAATTTTATACTCCTTCTCACTATATTTATAGACCACCGTCATATAATGGTTCTGGAGTCGTTAAAACTTATGATAGAGTATTAAAAGAAATATTAAATATAGCTGGTATTCCAACTGCAATATTAGATATTCCTACCTTTAATTCACCACCAATGAAATGGATATATCAATCTTTAAAGAGTGTATTGGAATGGGCATCAGGATTCTTTGGTAACTATGTGTATTATATAGATAAGTATGGAAGATTAAGATTTAGAGCTGTTAGTTCTGGTTCTGTAGTTAAGTCTTATGCTGTAGGTAGTTTATCTGAAGATAACTGTGTAGAAGCCTTTTCCCCACTTACAGATTACTCTCGTTCTAGAAGTAGAGTAGTTTTAACCGGAGACTTCGCAGTTACAGAGAAAAAGATTACTTCTTATTTTGGTAGAGGCGGACAATTAGACCCTAGTGCTTGTGAACAAACAGGTATATTTTGGTTTTATGATACCGTAGATGATGACTTATACGATGATAAAGATGGACAAGAGCATAAGTTTTATTATTTTATGTTTAAACCGGGCGAAACCTTAAATGATAAGTTATTAACTGATAGAAATAAGTCTTGTAGAGTTGTCATTAAGAATTACAAGAATGAAGATGGCGAGTATGAAGATGTAGAAATATCTCCTAGAGTTTTTAAAACAGAAGAGGGAGATTCCGAAATTTATTGTGAAGATGATAGATTCAAACAAGGCAGGAGAATAGAGGTTATTTATGCTGTTCGCACAAATTCTCCTATTCAAGTTGCTACAAACACAGGATATAATGGCGGAACAGAAGTTGTAAGACGACCTGAGTTTAAGAAAGCCACCAGTTTATATGATTCTATAAATGATACTGCTATAATGAATAGTTATCTTTCCACATTAAAGGAGTTTTTTAAGCCTGTTTCCGGGGGTTCTTTAGTTGTAGATGGACTAGATTTAGATATTGACTTAATAGACAAAGTATCTATTACAGGAACTTCTTTACCTGTAGCAGAGTCTACTGGTTTAACTGTATATGGTATTAATTATGATTGCGTTAATCTAAGAACTAATATAGAATTATCGAATAAAACAATGCTTAATTTACCATTCTTCGATGTTATGAGAGAACGGTCAAGAAATAAGAATGAGCTGTTAGCTAAAATGGGTATCATAGAAGATATGACACTCTATAGAAGAGGTTAATATGATATACGAAATCATAGCGTTAATAACGCTCATAGTCTTATTGTTTGTAATTAGACACATGCAACATATCAACATAGTTTAAAATATCGTTTATTCTTATATGGTATAGGCATAAAGAAGCAATCTCACTCTAAAGCAAGATTGTATTGTATATAGTAGAAGATGCTCTTAAAACTCAACCTCGAAAGATTACTGCTTGTTCTTAGTCCAGTTGTAACACCCATAAATATTCACAAAAATAAGAATGATAGATAACACTAACAATGAGTAGTTACCTAAGAGATGTGCTTGTATTACATAGAGAAGATTCGCTACAATTTGTAGATGCCAACCATAGATTTTCTTTCTAGTCAATAGTAAAGCACCAAATAGAAATCCTATATTTCCTACCCAACCTAATATTTGTTCTATCATAATAACTTCTTTCTACATTCATAACATAGAGATTGAACATAAAGACCTGTATCTTTAGAGACACAATCAAAACTGCCGCACTCTTCACATATCGCTGTACTGCTCATTTCAGCAAGCCTCACTAAATCTGCGATTTTAGTTCGTCTTTCTGCTATTTTACCTTCTTTATAGTAAACTCTAAGACTACCAAATTTCTGTTTCACCTGAGTAAACCTCACAGTAGAATCTAATGCTATAATGTTCTTACAGAGATTACTCATCAATCTGTTCCAACCTGTACCTACATTATAATCGTTACTCGCTAAAGCTCTCTTATAATAAGATTTAATATTATCATTCATCATTAACCTCTATAGTAGTAGTGTTGTTAGTTAATTTTTTGAATATAAATTTATGCGTAGTTTTCCACTCATTATTAATACATTTATGTATAGATGACCTATTGATATTTAATTCTCTAGAGGCCTCAGAGATACTGTTAAAAAATTTAATAAAATTATTATTTAAGTCATACTGTATTACTTGAGTAGATAAATTAGTTCTATCGACACGTTTACTATTCTCACTTTGTTCAATAAATCTACAGTTAGCATATATGTAGTTATCTTTACTGTCAATTCTATCAATGCTAGGTTTAGTCATTTTAAACGCTTTATCGCGCAACCAGAGCTTTTTTATCTCATATTTAGTAATGAGACACTTAATATCTTTAGCACCGTACCATTTATACGCTTTACAGTTTGGATTTTCACATCTTTCTTATTCTTATCTACATGAAATAGATTGAGTGTTTTAATCTGTCTACATTTACTACATAGTTTAGTATTCATTATTCAGTCTCTATTATAGTAGGTTCATTAGTCATTTTATACTGTTCATCTAAAAGCGCCACGTTATAGAATGAAATCCCGCCAGAGTTTACAACTCTGCCGCCATTCATATGTATGTGACCAAAAATTGAGTTCAACGGAGATTTCTTCGTAATCTCCCTTTGCAATATTTCACAACCACATCTTACATCATGTAAATTTCTATCTAAAATTCCATAAGGGGGACAATGCGTAATTAAGAAATCTAGATTCTGGGGAACAAGTTCCCAGTTATTCTTTAATTCTATAGAACCTCTTTCATACATGAAAGACCAATTATTGAACATAGGACTATAGGGGCTACCATAGAAAGTCTTTCCCATTAATTCTATTGCTTCATTATGTAAGTAATGAGCATTAGTAAATAATTGTTTTGACGTGACGGGACCTATTTTTTCAAGAAAAGTGTCGTGATTTCCGGCAATGCAGATAACATGTTTGAAGTTTAAACTACCGAACCAGCAATTCATTTCATATAGAGAAGCTTCTGATGTAATTCTCATGTCTCCTGCATGAATTAATATATCGCCAGATATAGGATTCAGGTTTAGGTGGAGGCCGTGTGTGTCGCTTATAGCGATAATTCTAGTCATTATTACTCCTTAGTCAGTAAATATTCTCCCAAATAATCTATCAGGTTTAGCAGAATCACAAGAACATCTTCTATCCTCTACTTTTTTAAAACACTCTTTATGGTATTTAATATCTCCGCCATTTCTTTCTAATATGTATTTTTCTCCGACGTTTATATATTGTCCACATTCCCTACATACTGAGTTTAATCTTTCTTCGTCGTTCTCTATTGTGCCTCTCATCTCACCCCTCCTTAGTCAGTTCATCTAAATTATTCTGCCTGTCTTTAATTTCTAGCTCTAATCTCTTTATTTCAGCTTTTTTAAATTCTTCTTTTTGAGTCTTCTCTCTTTCTGATTTTTGAGTTAATGTTTCAGATGGAATTGCTGTAAAAAATTTACTACCTTTATCGCTTGGTCTAACTGTCATAGCATCAAATCCCATTCTTTTACTCAATCTTTCCCAAGCCCTATTAGCATTTTCTTGAGGTGATGAAAAAGCATTATTCACTCCATTAAAAGATATGCAAGGAACAGGTTTGCAGTTCTCTAAAATTTTCTTTAAATCAGTTTTACTCATTTCATATTCTACTCTTGAATTCATATCCTCACTCCTCCTTAATCAGCTACGTTTTTATGACTCTCTGTGTAATAATCATATTCCTGTTGTTTATCTATTTCCCAAATTCCAGGACTTAACGTAATGTTGTCATGGCGTTCTTTAACGACACATCTAACATCTGTTTCTACATCATTTTTTAGATACAGAACTCCATCTTGCTCGTAAAATTCCACTCCATCTTTAATGTCTATAACATGATGATTGCCTGAAACTTCTGACTCAGCTATAATATGATACTGACCTTTTATCGTAACTTTTTTTGCTGATTTTGGAATACTATTTACTTTTCTTAAGGAAACTTCGCCGTGTAGTACCATTTTCACCTCCTATTTAATGTTGGTTAATGTATCGTTCTTGCCTTTTAGTCTATACTGAATCGCTTTTGGTAAAGTATCACTTTGAGGACTTACTGCTTCAACGTGGAAAACTCCATCAACGCTGAGATTTTTCATACGCAAATGATAGGCGTGGTCCAAGTTAAATAAGCTCCCCAAATCCCATAACTCATATTCTGATTTTTTCCACCATTCTTGATTGTGATTTTTCCAATCGTCTATTTTATTTCCTAGTGTAAGTAATCTATCCACACCATACTTGCGTACAAACTCTGTTCTAACGTCTGCGTTCTGTTCTTTCTTAAAAAATTCAATATCTAATAGCTCCGACGATGTTTCGGCTAGATATTTTGGAACAGCTATTCCGTTAAGCATATGCAGCCCATACCCATCGGAATATTCTAAAGCCATTCCTCCGTCTTTATGTAATTGCCCCCTTTCATTTAATTCTAGTTTATTTGGTTTTTCACATACAAACACTATGTTCTTGAATGTATAGCACCACCCACAAGAACAAGCTAAGTCATACCAGATATCAAATATCTTGAAGTTTTCATCGTATGGCAATAATCCATACTTTTCAAAATATTTGTGATAAGCTATCCAGTTGATATCGTGCTGACACCACGAATATGTTTCAATGTTTTCTAATTTGGTATTATTGATGTTATCCCTGATGTTATCCCTGATGTTAGCCCTGATGTTAGCCCCGGTGTTATCCCAGATGTTATCCCAGATGTTCTCCCTGATGTTATCCCAGATGTTATCCCCGATGTTCTCCACGATGTTAGCCCTGATGTTATCCCTGATGTTATCCCTGATGTTAGCCCTGATGTTATCCCTGATGTTATCCCCGATGTTCTCCACGATGTTCTCCACGATGTTATCCCTGATGTTCTCCCTGATGTTCTCCCCGATGTTCTCCCCGATGTTCTCCCCGATGTTAGCCCTGATGTTATCCCTGATGTTAGCCCCGATGTTCTCCCAGATGTTATCCCTGATGTTATCCCCGATGTTATCCCCTTTATCTACAACTTTAAATGCTTTAACAATCTCTGGAAAAATATTAATTATAATTTGAGCCTGTAAAGGACTTTGACAATACCAAAATTTAGGCTTATCTTTTTTTAATATCTTATAGAATTTATTCCAAGACTCTTCCGTAACTTTTTTATTGATAGATGATGTGTCTCTCCCAATCTTTAAACAATATTCTCGCCATTCGGCGATACCGTATTTTTGTTTCTTAGTTAATTTATCTTTCATATCCTCACTCCTTAGTTAAAATTACTTCTTCCTTACAAATAGAGTCATCAAAATAACATAAATTCTTTTCAGCTTCTTTTAATGTTGAGAAACTGTCTGTGCAACTAGCACCACACAAACTATTTAACCAAGCATCACGCCAGCCAAGCAACCATCCTTTTTGTTGGATAACATAACATACTCGATTGTCTACACAAATTCGTTTAATAATTCTACACTTCATTTCTCACTCTCCTTGTTAAACTAAAAGATTTTTCTCTTTTAAATAATCTAAAACTGCTCTAGCTGTGTATCTATCTGCTAATTTTACTTTATATTCAAGTTTTGAATAATCTCCTTTAGTCCAATATTCTTTGCCCTTAATATCAATACAATATTGACAGTATGCTTTATGAACTCTTTCACATATATTTTCAAAATCACATGCATTCATATCCTCACTCCTTAGTTAGTTCATCTTGTTTTTGGCAGATTGCTTTGGCTAAGAACTTACAATGTCTCTCTAAGATACCTCTTTCTCCCTCAAGACTGTCCCAATAATGGTCTGTCATTATCTCCTCTATCTCCTTGCAAGAGGGTAGGGAACTTACGCTGATAAAATCTTCCTGACATTTCTCTGTCCACTTCTCCCAATCATCACACGCATATCCCTCATTACAAATATCATCACCAGTATGAGAACACATTTCGTTTTTTGATTTCTTTAATTTTTCTATATAACAAATTAATCCAATAATAATCAGAACTTGTATAAATGGAATAATAGCTTCAATCATTTTATCCTTCTTTCATCTAACAAGTTCATCATCTTAGCCAGAATTGTAATATAAACTAAGTCTATTGATAATAATAGAATCATATTTACTGGTATTTTATTACCATACGCTGAGATAAACCATACTGCAATAATCGCTACCTGAGCTATCATTAATGCCCAGAATGAGATACCAATTAAATACTTGTAAAATCTATCAGACATCTTTCTGCGTAATGGAAATATCCAAAGATAACCGCCATCAAGTGCAGGTATTGGTAACATATTAAATACGAATAATGTACTATTTAGAAATGCTGTATAGAATAATATTATGTTAAAGTTCTCTACACGAACATAGCTAATAGCACCTGTAAAGAAATACGCACACATAGAATAATCTATATAAATACCTTTAAGAATAGAGCCATAGTGAATTAGATAGCATACAAAAGCGATTGATAGATTCATCGCAACACCAGCCATTAAAATAATACATTGTTTCCAATAAGCTATATTCGTCAAACTATTCATTACAGTTAAAGACTCCTCTATCTCGCAGTAACCGCCTAATGGTAATAAAGATAATCTCCAGTCAATCTTACCTATCTTCTTGTGTAGTAGTACGGGACCGAAGCCTATCGAGAAAGCACTCACAGGAACCTTAAAGTAGAGTGATGCTAAAAGATGACTCAATTCGTGTAAGATTACTGAACCCAAAAGTATTGCAACATATAGTATCCACATAAGTTAAATCCTCTCCTTTAGATGATTAAGTATATCTATAATTTTACATAGAGCCAATGGAACTGAGACTACTACTATAAAAGTTAAAATTTCTATGACCTTAAACATGCTTATTTTAAAATTTTTCATAAGTGTATTCTATTTCGTAACACAGCGTTTATACAACGTATTTAACCACTCACTATTCTCTGAGAAATTATAATCTAAATTAGTCGGCATTAATGCTAGTATCATTTCATTATTATAGGGTTCTTTTCCTATGATATACCATTTACGATATTCTTTAATATAATTATAAAATAGTACATATGCACTAGCTTCTTTACAATAGTCTTTAACATCAATAGGTAAATTATATTTTTTAATCTTCACTATTGCTCTTCTTTCACAGTCTAATTCTAAATCTCTAACTATCTCTGCATATTTAGCTATGACGTTTTTACTTCTTTTAATCTTCTTATTCTCTACCCAATTAAATAATAACGTGCAGGCATCACTTCTACCTACAGTTAAAGCAGTCCAGTATTTACTCTTCTCTCTCCATTGGTCAAAATGACAAGATTCATGCACTAGAGTTCTTAACCACTTTTTACTGCCAAAAGCACAAGCTAAAATACCTCTATTCTTTGTGCAACCTTCAAAGAAACCATTAGATTTACTTCCACTCCAATCAACGTACTTATCTAATGACATACGAAATAAAACATTATGCTCAAATAAAGTCTTTGATAAATCTTTAAGAAACTTATCTGTATTTTTATTGTGAGTTCTAATATTATATATTTGTGTTATTTTCATTTTTTTAATCTCTTTTTGACTGCTTTAGCTAATATCCCACCATATTCATAAATCATAAGCTTAACAATATATTTAACATCAGAGTCATTCATTGCCTTAACCATAATTCTTTCAAGCTCTGCTTTACTAGGGTCTTTATACTTCTTTGTCATTTATTTTCCTTACATTATACCAAACAATATGTGTGAATTCCTTAGGCATTGCTACTGTAGGAACTTTAACTTCTGTAAATGTATTTGTTTTATAATCATAGAGATTACTTTTTCCTGTTACATGATGAGTAAATACTGTGATATTTGACTCTTGCGTTTTTGTTGCAAAATGACCATATCCTTCGTTGTCTTTAAATATACCCTCTTTTGCAAACTGTTTCCATGTAGACAATTTTAGATGTAATCCTACTTTTGAAATTTCTGTTCCTATCCATTCCATATCTAAGCCTTTCTTTAGTCAACATAATGTAAGTAATCATAAACAATCGAATCTAAAGTTGCCTCTGTTTGCTTATGACATATAAGTAAATGCAATGCTGTATCAATCGAGTCTACCTGCAATATCAACTCATAAATTCTATCTGTCTCTACTAAGTTAAAATAGTAGTGTAATACTTTAGAAATTTTATGAACATCTTTTTTCTTTAATGTATTTAATATTTGTCTTGGATATATCATTTGTTTTTCATCTTTAGTAATGCTCTATAAAATAGATTTCTCTTTCTGAAGCGTTCGATAGCATCAGAGATTGTCTCAATATATTTCAAGGTATCTTCTGAGCCGTCATCTGCAATTTGAATCATCATACTCTGTAAAGCTGTATAGTGTTCCATATTATTTACTCTCTAGTTTATATGCAGGTTGTAATTTAATATTATCATCGTCATCTGTTAGAGAAACTTCCATAATAATACTTTGATGAGATAATGACTTAAATTTATGAATTGTTAAAGGATTAATTCTGAATTTATCTCCTGCATCTAAAACAGTTCTTTTGTTCTCAGTTGTCTCAGTAGCGTATTCAAGTTCTACTGTTCCTTGTAATATAATAAATGTTTCATCTTTTCTTTCGTGATAGTGCCAGCTGGAAGAGAAACCTCTATTTAATATCAATAACTTATTGCAGTATAATTCGTTATTCTCTATCCAAAGTTCATATCCCCAGAGATGGTCGTATTTTTCTCCTTTAAATGTTGCTATGAAAGAGTTTATTTGTTTGCTCATTTTCCTCTACCTCCACACCAATCACAAACAGTACCTAATCCAGAGTCCCATTCGTGATGACAACTATCGCAATGAAGTATTTGAGGTGTTACTGATTGAACTGCGTGTAATCTTTTGATAATATCGTCTACAATTTTCTCTACTGATTCGTCGCTCATTTTATATCCTTTAATTGTGATTCTAAAACTATCTGTTCTTTATCATTCTTATCTCTAACTAAATACATCTTCATATCAAGATGATAAATATAAGCAGATTCCTTTATTGTTACTGTTTCATTTGTCTCTATAAGACATGCTGTTTTATTTTTCATTATTAACCTCGTTAGTGTTTTTAATGATTAATGTTGAGTGTTTGCATCTAGACCTCGTGCATATGTAAAAATAGATATTACTAGAACCGTTTTTAAGATGGTCGTCTAGCTTTCGAGTTTTACTTCCACATTTAGAACAAAGAACATTATCGCTTTTCTTTTCTTTCATAGTCTAAGTATAGCACACTTTCAGCTATTTGTCAAGTTTTATTTTTTCTTTTAAATCTTTTTGTCTCTTTGTAATGTACGCTGAAGTTAATCGTTTCACTATGACATCGTGTAACTTAGTCGACCTATGCTCTGTCAATTTTTTAGGTGTGCGTATTGTTTTAACTAAGCTCTCTAATTCATAGATATTATTCAGTTCACACATTTTATTCCACTTATCTTCTTTAAAAACTAATATACCGTATTTTGAATTTGTTTGGTCTACCCATTTTTTAGCTTCTTCTAATAAAGATTCTGGAACACACATAATAAAGTATGTTGCATTTAGATATGTATTACGTCTATTATAATGTTTTCTTTTTCTAGCCTCACCTTGCCATAAATCAGATTTACTAATTTTTATCTCTATGTCGTAGAAGCCTTTATCAGATTCAACCAAGACATCACTCTTACCATTATTACAGTAGGCCTCATCTACACATAGCATCTGTCGTCTAAATCTATAATAAGATAATACTGCTGTTTTGATGATGTCTGCTGATAGTTTCATTACAGTCTATTTCTGAAGTCAAAGTCAGGCGGTTCTATATCCGGTTTATCCTCTTCATCAAATAACTCTTTCTCAAAATCTTCTTCTTTATAAAATGTTTCCTCTTCTTTTACAAACTGTTTTTCTTCTTCTATAGTTTTTAATTTAGAAACTACCGAAATAATAGGCATTGCTCCACCATCTATGCTAATTGTTATTATAGAGGGAGTTAATCTACTCGTAATTAATTCATGTTTTCTCAAAACTCGAATAATATCTTGCTCAAATAATAGTGTCTCATAATCTTTTTTCATCTCTATCCTCTTTCTACAAATGACTATTTAGTTCGTCTAAAGTACAGACATCTGCACCGCTTTTACACGCAACAATACCGGCAGTTTTATTAGCAAGATATGCACTTTTTTCTAAACTTAGACCGTTCGATAAACCTAAAGTGAATGTGGCGATTAATGTATCACCGCAACCTGTTACATCAACAATTTCTTTTCTTTCTGCTTTTAAATGATTGCTAACAACATCATCTGCATAATATAAACCGTTCTCACTTAATGTTATAAGCACATTATTAAACCTGAACATTATCAATAACTCTTTGGCGAGTTCAAAGGAATCTTTATAATCATATATTTTAGTTTTAAAGATATTCTCTAACTCCTTTAAATTAGGCGTAATAGAGGTATAATTAGAAAAACAAGTAATATCTCTTTTCTTTGTATCAACTGTAATAATCTTATCTTCTTTTAAAGCAAGTTCTCCTATAAATACTGCGAGTTCTTCATTAATCATACCCTTATTATAATCAGATACTATTATTGCATCAAAATATTTGACATGTCTAACTAAATTTTCCTTTACCTCTTTTAATTTAAAATTATTAAAACAAATATGTTCTCTATCAACTCTCAGTAGATGCTGATTATCTGCTATGTATCTTGTCTTTTTTGTCGTGATAACCTTTTTATCTGCGATTAATAAATTTGTATTGATTTTATTGTCTTGTAATAACTCTGTAACCCGAGTACCTGCAATATCTTTGCCTATTTTTCCTATAATCCAAACATTAGAACCTAAAGCTGTTAGATTTTTAGCCACATTAGCACAACCACCTAACTTATATTCACCTGATTGTTTATTCAATATAGGAACAGGCGCTTCTGGAGAGATGCGTGATACTGAGCCTCTAACATACTTGTCAAGCATTAAATCCCCTATGACAAGTATATTCTTTTTATTTAATTTATTTTTCATTTTCTTTTATAATCGTTTTGTTAATTGTTTTTAAAATAAACATACAATAAAGACTGATTGCTTTTATCTTTTCAGATTCGCTATCGTCAGTATTAATTATTTTCATAACAGCAATCATTGGTCCCTTGACTGCCTTAATAAGAACTTTCTCTATTTTATCGTCCATAATATATTCTTTCTGTTAATCATTCATAAATGTTAGAAAACCACCATCATTCAAAATGTCTGTTTCTCGCTCATTACATTCTGTAAGAGTATTATTAGCAAATCTAAACTTAAAGAATAATGAACCATGTAAAGCATCGCCCGTCTGATTCTTAGAAACAAAGAGTTCCATAATAGGATTGTATGCACCATTTTCATCTACCCAATGTAAATTACTATCTTGAATATTTTTTACTTGATGAAAGTTAGAATAAACACCACCAACGAATCTTGAGGCATACCACAAATCAATAGATTCTTTAATATCTTTACCACTAGGCTTAGCAGATGATGACTTTGGAACTTCTGCTGTAGATATAATAGGACAATTAATCTGCTGTGGCAATCTCTTTAAATAAGAGGCAACTCTTTGAGCATTTTGTGTGGCCTCTAAGTGCTTTCCACTAGCTTGTAAGTCATGTAGATTGTCAATTACTACTACAAATTTCTTACCTCTTTCCATAGCTATCGTAGAGTGAATCTTAACATAATTATCTAAATCGTCAAGAGTTCTAATATGAGAACCATCTTTAATAATAATATTATCTTTCATTTTCTTTAAGTTAGCCATACCGTTGAACCACTTATCATGTGTCTCACTATCAGGCTGTCTTACTTGCTTAGAAGTTAATCCTGAAGTGATACTCATTAATCGAGGTAGAATAGCTCTCTTAGCACCATCATCTAATGAATAGAAGGCGACAAGAGTATCTTCATTCATCGCTAATTTATAAACAAAGTTTAATAGAAATGTTGTATTATGAGTTAATGTAAAGTCTCCTAATAAATATCTTCCTTTAGACTCTTTGTCTAGCGTAAAGCCATAATAGTCATCTACACCAAGAGCTTCAACAGAGAATCCTGTTTTTAGCGCATTCTTATTGCTTACACGAATACGAGCGTGTTTTCTCTTTAGTTTTGTTGGTATTTTATTAATTTCTCCGAATATGTTAATTAAAAAATATTCTCTAATTTCATTTTTTTCTTTATAAACATATTTAACTTTTTTAACTCTGTATGTTGAGCCTAGACCTAAAGAACGTGTTAAAAATAAAATATCATCTTTTAATTCACTCTCTTTACATGTAATAGAAAACATGCCTTTTGAATAGTAACCATCGGAGTCCAGTAATCCTGCAAGTAGTTGTAATCTATTTTCCTTCGAATTAATTAAATAATTATTTGGTACTCTTTTTATGTTATCTCTAACACACAGTCTTAGCTCATTTAATAAAGGATTATTACGATTCTTCCACTTATTGGTAAATGTATGCTTACTACATCTATTCTCTCTGTTTAACTTTTTATATATTAATTTATTTTCTTCTGCGAATTGTATAAAATAAGACTCTAATTCAATGTCTTTTCCTGTAATTTCAGGTTGATTTTTGGTTCCGTTACCTAACCAAAGACCTATAAAATAAGGGTCATATTTTACATACTGTTTCTTAAATTCAACAGACTTTCTTATTAGTTTACATCTATCTCTAAAACATTTACTCTTTTTTAAATACGCATTAACTGAAAGTTCTAAAGTCAAATATTCTCTTTTTTTAGTTTTTTGATTTAATTGATTATAACTCAACACCAAAATATGAGATTTATTTACGCCAAAAGACTCCCCTTTATTGGGTATAATATTAAATGTCTCTTCTTTACCTTTACAGACAGATTTAATAGTTACAGGATTACTATTTTCTCCCATAAGAATATCATCTATATTAAGATTTTCTACAGATTTACTACTACCGTCATACATTAAAATTTTAGTTCCCTTAGTATGACACTTACCCGTTTCTGGAAAGCCTGCTAATAGATAGAGCGTATCCTCAAAACCACCAAATCTTTTATCGAATAAAGGAAAACCAGAAGGAATACCAGCAAAATTCTTATTCCATGCGAGTTCTGTAAAGTCCTCTAACAATTCATCGTAAGCATCTTTCTCTTGCACATACTGAATCATGTTGAAAGAAGTTGAAGAATTAGACATATCATCTATTGATTTTGTAAGCTGTCTTTTACCAATTTTTAAAGATTCTGCACATTCCGTAATGTAAGCCTCTTTTCTAATTAAGTTAGGACAACCTGCAATGAAGTCATAGATAATCTTTTCTTTAATTAATCCTTTTTCATAGTTCTCTATAAGATACTTTAAAGCAGAAAGTTTAGGTAAGTCTTTAAAATCATCTAGAGTATGCGTTTTCATATACTCATCGGGGTCTGGTTTAGCCTCGCCCTCTATAACAGGAATCTTGATAATAGAAATTTCAGAGTCTAGATTTTTCATTCTAACTACTGTTCTTAAAAAACCATCTCTTGCTGTTCCTTTGTATAAATTATCTGGGTCTAAAGCTAAAAAGATTTTCTTAAATTCTATATTTGCTATCTTCTCTAAATTAGCATCATTGATAACATTTGTTAAACAACCAATAACATTTTGATTTGGATGTAAAGCAATAGCATCAAAGGGCCCTTCTACAATAGTTAATGTATCATGTCCTCTAACACGCTCTATATTAAACAAATTACTTCCTTTAATACAGATTTTGATATACGGGTCATTATCTTCAGTATTAAACATACGAATAATTAGACCAGAGTATTGATTGTTTTCATTCAAAATAGGAATTACAAGACCTTCTTTATGAAATACTGTAAGTAATCTATAATCGAATAAGCTTTTACATTCTTTATTTAATTCAGGCGTAATATCGTTTGGAGATAAGCAACCAATTTTCCATGTCTGAAGTTTCTCTTTATTAATGTTTCGTTGCTTATAGTATGGAACGCCCTTTTGCAAGTTTTTCTTTTGAATAGATAGCTTATGAATATTCTCTAAAAATTTTCTTTGTCTATTTAGTGCCTTCTCATTTGCAGAATACTCATATTCTTCCTCTACAGGAATACTGTATTTTCTAGCCAAAACTTTAACTGCCTCGAAAAAGCTTGAACCTTTTATTGATACATTATTCTTAATACCATAAACATCAAATATATCGAAAGAACGCCGTTCTACAAAACAATATATTAAGTGATTCTTAGAGTCAGGTAAAAAGGCCGCTGATAATTTAGTTTCATCGTTATGGTCATGCGCCTCGGAATGCGGACATTGAACTTTCGTACCATTAGTTCTACACCCTAACTCATTAAGATATTCAGGTAATTTAGATTTAATTAGCTCTTTAATCTTATCTAAATTTTTAATGTGCATTTATCGCCTCTTCTTTCTTTTACTCTCTTTGGTCTCTCTTAGAAAGACTGTTGATTCTTCTCCAGCCTGTTTTTTCTCAGCACGTCTTTTAAAATAAGACTTCTTGGAAGGCGTTTCTACAACGGTTTCTGCAACTGTTTCTTCAATGTTCTCATTAATAGTTTCTTTTACTGGCTGAACTTTATCAACTTTCTTAATTTTTCTAGATTTTTCTGCTCTCTTTTTATTAGGATTTCTCACTACTGCAACTTTACTGAGATGAGTAGCACTTTTAACTATAGCCTCTATAGTGGGCTTTAGATAAGATACACCACCTCGTAATAAAGTCTTGCACTTGTCGCAATACTCATAAGAAATTAAAACGATACCGTCATGTCGTGGCTCTCTTTTATATTTCTTTATTATATTTTTATGTTTACATTTAAACATGATTTACTTTCTATTATACTAGGATTCGAGACCAAGAATAAAACTCAATAGAAGTCTTTTCTTTAGTTTCTGTTTTATTATAAACTGATAATTTGTTTACTGCTTTAAGTGGCTTAGCTTTATAATCAACTGGACGAGCATCACTAGAGTATTTCTTGACAGCTATTGCTAGACCTTGCATCACTCTCTGAAATAATACTTTAATATCCTTCTTCTCAAGAAGCATACAAGCTGTTGAGGATAGAGGAAGTGTTACTCCGTATGATGTAGCTTTATCAACTAATGTAATATGATACTGATTATCTTTCCCTCTAAAAGGGTCCAAATAACAATATGTCCTATTACTATACTCAGAGTTGTCAAATATAATCTCCTTAAAGCATTGTCTGCAAAGCTCGTTCATATTCTCTGGATTCATCTTAATTACTCCTTTTTGCGTTTTGTCTTAATTCCATAAATCTACAATTCTCAATCGTATAATTTTCACCACTATCTATTCTATCAATACTAGGTTTTAGCATTAAGCCTGCATTATCTCTTAACCACAGCTCTTTTAATTCCTCTGCCGTAATCTTGACTTCAATACCTTTTGCCCCATAGTATTTATAATCTTTAAGCTTTACGTTATAACATCTTTGTTTAATCTTTACAAGAACTCTTAGCCAAGGAAACTTTTCGTGCTTAATTCTGGCCTTTTCTTTTAATAGTCTTTTGTTTTCTTCTCTATATAACTTGGCATTAACTATCGCATCTTCTCTATGAGTTTTACGATATTGTATCTCACATTCTTTTTGTTTTTGTTTATCGTTATATGGCATTATTTTGTGTCCTTTGGGTAATCGTTCTGATAGAATCCTTCACCTCTAAGAATGAAGTTCTTGGTACAACTAATAAGTCTAATCATAAGATTTTTACATTTAGAACATTCTCTAGCATCATCTCTTTTAGATATAGCTACAAAATCTTCCTCTTCATGACCACACTTCTCACATTTAAAGTCATACGTTGGCATTATGCGTCTACCTCTGGATTATCAGATGTTTGAGATGCGAATTTTTGACTGTTAATAATGTTTCTACATGTTTTCATTACTTCAGTAGCACCATTTAGTGAGCCTAAAACCTTATCTCTTAACTTTCTTTCCGGAGCCGTATACAAGGCAGACTCTTTATCAGCCGAAGCAGATACAAATTTTGTATTCTCAGCTTCTAGTTTGTTTTTAAGATACATATAATAGGCTAGTTCTTTATTCTTTTTTAGAGATGATATTTTTTGATACCATTCTTCTAGAATAATATAGTGGGCGTTTACATCTTTTTCTAACTCTTTTATTTGATTAATGTTATTCACATTTAATTTTAAAAGAATACTTTTTGTGCTGGTTATTGCTTTACACGAACTGTCTACAATCTTCTCCACTTTTAGCAATGCTTTGGAGTCATCTTTTTTCAACTCATCAATTTGTTTTTCTAAAGACATCGTATTTCTCCTTGTTATCAATTTGTTTTATACAGTAAGTATAGCATACAAACTACACTTTGTCAAGTTTTATTTTTTCTTTTTGTCTGTTTTCTTAGTTTTGCTATCCTTTGTTTTTTCTGCGGCCTCAACATCTGACTCAGACTTTGCAGGTAAATGAAAGAATAGACTTCTTGCTTCATCTATAGTTAGAATACCTTCTTCATTGCCCGTCAATAGATTTGCAATTCTAGCTTTGTCATAATTAAGTCGTGTTCCTAGAAGATTGGAAACAACTGTAGTTTCTAGATTTTGAAAACCTAATCTGACCAAAACATTATTATAAATAAAAGACTCATACTTGAGAATAGGCATTACAACATTCTCTAGAAATCGAGCCTTCTGTTCTCTTGCGTTTAATGAACCTGTACCTTGAGCTAGATTTAACATAAACGGTGGAACTTTATAAATAGATGCAACTTTAAGACCCATCCATTTCTGAATCTCAATAATATCTGAAGGTTCCCAATAAGGAATTGTCTTTAAATCAACTTCTTTATTGATACCCAACATCTTAGCACCTTCAACCATAAGTCCATTTAAATATTCTACAAATTCTTCTAATTCTTTCTTAGATACGGAAGAACCTTTTTTAAATGAAACAAATGCAGGTTTATAAAAACCTCTTTTAACAAAATCAACCAATTTCTTAGCAGACTCTTTATCTGTTGTTATATCATCATACCCTCTTTGAATAGAGCTAGTGCCTAATGTTGCATCACTATCTTTATTAATACAAAAGTGCATAACTTCTTTGTGCTTTAATAGAAGGTCTTTCTTTTCGTTCTTATCCTGCTTAAACTCAGAATTACTTCCTATTTTTAAAAACTTATACTTGGGTGGATTATCGTCTGTAATTCTCAGAGTATACCCCGGCACAACTGTTAGCTGACTAGGTAATTTATTCTTATACTCAATAACACACGCACCATTTCCCCATCTAAGCATATCCTTTAAATACTGCTTTCTAATCATAAATAGAGGTTCTACTAAAGAAGGATAATTTAGAAATCCTTGAATATCATCTACTTCTGACCGTGGGTCCGTATATAGGTCATACTTAACAACCTCGTCTACGATTGTCTCAATACATGCTTCTGCCCATATCGTAGTCATAATAAGCTCTCTAAGCTGTGCTACAGATTGCCTTGCATATGGCTGATATATTACAGACTTTGTTCCGAAGCTTACAGACTCCAGTTTTCTATCTCTTACTTGTTGCGTAGGCTTTAATCTAACTGCCGATTTTCTTGGACGACCTACTGGGTTTTTTGTTACTCTTTTATTTACTTTCTTAGACATCATTTCCTCCTAATTAGGGTTATTTGCCAATTACAGCTAACGGTTCTCCGTCATCTTCTTCTACTATTGAAAATACAAATCCTGCTAAACAATCTGAAACATCTTTTGAACCATGATTGATGCCCTCTTCTCTCATTCTCCATTTACTAGCTTTCGGGTGGTCAATCCTATTTTTATCGGTAATAAGCAATTCTGTTAGCTCTCTTATTGCAGGTGGATAAAGATAATAATTAATATCTCTTTTATATATAAAATCTTTGAGTGTATCATAGGGCCCAGTATTCTTCTCTAAAGAAATAATCTTTGCACCTATTCCGTTTTTCTCGCAGATGTTTAAAAATAGTGCCGAGTTCCATCCATCAGCGGTTACTTTTATAATCGGGAACTTCAACTTTTTAAATAACTTTGTAATAACAAATTCTAAGATTTCGTTTAAATCAATCTCTTTAGACTTATCTTCAGATTGGGGAGAACGTATCTGTAACATTAAATCAACATAGATTTTTGTTTTATCTAAGATGTGATAAGTGTGTCCCATAGAAAGTCCCGCACAATCAACTACGCCTCTAGAAAGGTCAATATGTACATAATACTGAGCGTTTGAGTGCTTTTCTTTCTCAAATTTAATTTTCTGTGCTAACTCTTCTGAAGGATTCTCTTCATAATCTCTTTCCATTACTTCTATTTCGTGAGTATGATAGGGTCTAAACCAATGTTCTAGTTCTTCGTTCATTATATTATGTGTCCAGACTCTATTTAACGCACTTTCATTATTGTTTTCTTCTAGTATAATAGGAGACTCTCGCTCATAATTAATACAATCTGTAATTCTATCAGCTCTCTTAATAAAGTTATTCGCTCTATACTTCGGTATCTTACATTCATACATTAACATTGCTGTGGAAGGGTCCTCGTCGAACTCTTCTTTATAAGTTTCTTTGTGTACTGCGTATTTCTTTATTTCGGGTAAACAAGATTTATCTGACCTAATATCCCAAGTGGCCGCTCTATCACAATAAGTCTTTGACATATGTCCATCTTCTGCTCTATCTAAAAGATAAGACATGTAATCATTCGGCGAAGTCAAATAAGAAATATAAAATAATTTATAATGTTTAGGACAACGTGTTCTTGCTGATGTTCTAATATGTTTTCTTATATTCTGTGCTTGGTCAAATCTAAAAGTTCCAATCTCATCAAAGATTCCTAGAACAACATTCTTACCCTCAGATTTTGATTCTCTAGAGTTCATAGACCACGCTCTAATGTTCTTTGGAAATAAAATAGCATTACGAATAATATCTCTTTCAATATTCATGCCTAATTCTTCAAAGAAATTCTTTCCTGTAGCAGGGTCTATTGTCTGACTAACCATTCTTACAAATTTCTCAAAAAATACAGATTTTGCTTGGTCAGCATCAAACGCAACATTAACAACGTCTATAGGTTCACCACTTTTAATGCCTAATGTTTCTTGTGGGTCGTTTAAGCAACATAGCCAATAAATAGTATAGCATAACAGACAGGCGATAGTTAGGTCTTTTCCTGAATTATGATGTAGTATTCCTTGATTATCATAATAACAGTTAGTCTGCTTAACTTCTAAATCATAGTAAACTTGAGTTTCTAACTCTTCTATTTTTGTTATAGTCTCGTACTTTTTCATAATACACCTAACTTGATTAAGTCGTTTTTTCTTAGCACTTCATAATTAACATCAAATTCTTCTTTGAAAGTTTCTGTTTTTTCTTTTGAATCACGAAAACAGAAACTTTTAATTTCGATAAACTTATTATGTTCCTTAATATAAAAATCAGGAATATATGTCTTACCGTTTTTAAAAGTAAAACTATGCTTTTCATATTCCCATGTCAATTCTTCTGCATCTAGATATCTTGCAAAAGCTACTTCCCAGCTAGAACGCATTTTTATATTTTTATACTTAAATACGTTACCTAACCATTCACCTCGCATAGCTTTACAAAAAGCACATGAACAATCTTTTTTATGATTCTTCATACCTTTATTTATCAATGCCATTTTTTGTTTTGTCTCTTTTGATAATTTTGTACCGAGTAACTTTTCTGATATTTTATTTTTGACTGACTGTGACCGTTCAATACCTTTATTCCAGGTTGTGTGTCCTTTTTCAAATCTACCTGAATTTGAGGAATTTTTGATATTCTCTTTATGCTCTTTTGTCTTAGAAACATTTAACATTGATTTAGATATTTTATCTCTTCTAGCAGTTTCTTGTGTAGCTGACATATTTTCTTTTGGCGAATCATTAACTAATATCTTGTCTGTTTTCTTTAACTGACTTAGCGTTACCCAACCATTTTTAGTTTTGAATTTATGTTCCGCACTAACTACAACTGTTTTTTCGCTTTCTAAAGTTACTCTGTATAATTTAGCCTTACCTGCTTTAAATGGAATACCAGATTTAACTATCTTATCCTTATAACGAATAATATTATTTGCATCTTTGTACGTCTCACAAGTCTTGATATTAATTGCTTTCTTCTCTTTTGCAAACTGCTCTACACTTTTTACCTCTTGAGTAATCTCATCTTTCAATAAAGTATTCTTATGTAAACAGCCCTTTCCCCAAGCTAATACAAATTCATTAAACTTATCACTCAGCATTGTATGGCCATTATTAAATGCGGCCGATACAGCTTTTTGCTGTCTAGGAAATAAAGGGGACTTTAGCCAATCCCTAAAGAATATCTCAGAGGATACAGGTTGAATAGCAAACTTTTTTGACTTGTTTACTACTTTCTGCTCTGCATCTTCCCAGAAATTTTCCCAATTCTTATTATCTGCCATTATGCTCTATCCTTGTACTCAGCATCAATAACTTCTTCTGTATCGAGCGAGTCTAAATTAATTGTTCGTAAGCGTTTAAAAGCGTAACTTCTTTTATCTTCAGGTATCAAATCTGTAATAATAGCTTTAAATACCTTCATAATACTTTGTAATACTTCTACAGATACATAATTTTTATCCATTAAAGATTGAGGATTAAATAAACTTAATAACTTGGATTCTTTATCAACTCTATCTAAAATTGCCTTTAACGAATCTATTCTCGATGTAATGTAGGTTGGGTATTTAGGTTCGTCATAGATAGCAATATATCTCTCTCTAAGCTCTCTGGCTTTAACTCTCTTCTCTTTATTAGTATCATCTGCCTTATACTCTGTCTCAGCAATATCAAGCTCTGCTTTAACTGTCTTTACTTCTCTTTTCCACTCAGCTAATTTCTGTTTATTTTCTTTTACTTTATCAGTAATTTCTTGATACAGATTCCAATATTCGGTTTTTAATAAACCAACTTCATCAATCAACTGCTCTACTCTTTGATATTGTTTCTTAGCTAACTGAGAATTTTTTACAATTAAACTTGAATATCTTGCTTGTAAGTATTTAATATCGTTTAATGTAGTAGTATAAGCAACTTGCAGAGATTTAGAGATTGCATTAGGAGATTTTCCTTTTAAAAACAATTCTCTTGTCTTTTCTCGTCGAGATACTATCATATCTTTTGATGGTCTACCGCCAGTATTTTTTGTCATTTACAACACTCCTTGAGTTCATTTTTATTTGATGCTTTAAATCATTCCAGCCTTTTAAATAATCAGAGGAAGAAATCTTTGCTGGAAAACATTTATTCTCTAGCATATCATAAGTTGCGAGATTTCTACCTAAATTCATTAAATGTAAAATAATATCTTTTCGTGTATACTTCGTTACCTTTACCATTTCTTGAATAGTTAAATTAGCACTTATACACTTTAACAAAAGAACTTGTTTCTTAGTTAAGAACTTTCTTAAATTAGTCGGTAATGCTAATTGAAGATTCTTTACTTTATTACTACTAAATATTTCCCTTTTAGACATTATCACTTCTCATCTCATTACTTAATTTTTGCATGTATTTTTTTTCACTTTTGTAAGAGTCTAATTTATTAAGTAATCGACATTTAAAGAACATGAACCAATGATTTTTATTAGTAACATCTTTTACTACGCCGGAATTTAAATTCTCTAAATAAAGAACAACTAAATCTTGATACAAGTCATCTTTATCATGTATTGAACTTCTTAGCGACCTAGAAAACGTGAATGATAAGTAACTCATAATTTCTTTAATATCTGACGGAATTTTAATTTCTTTGCTCATTTGATACCTTTCCTTGAATAACATTAAAATTTAACTTTGAACTTGTGCCTATGCGTTTAACGCCTAGACTTATTAATAGTTTGGATTGTTGTTCTGTTCTTATTCCTCCGGAGGCCTTTATTGGTAGAATAAGATTGTTTTCTTTCATAATTTGTTGTGTGGCATTAATAGATTGAACTAGAGTTTTGAAGTCCTGCGATAAAAGACCTGTATTGGTTTTAAAGAAGTCTATGTTACTGTCCTTTAATAGTGAAATTATTTCATAAAGTGCGATATATTTATTAAATACAGTTCCCAATTCAACAATAACCTTCATCGGTCTCTTATATCGCTCTTTTAAACTCTTAAATAGCTTATATATCTTCATAAAACTGCCTTTTGAGTACCAATAAATAGGAAAGACTAAATCTATTTCATCAGCAATGCCCTCATCTATTACTCTCTTAATACTGTCAACTTCCTTAGTATCGTATAAGCCTAGATAGACAGGGATTCGTTTTCTATTTTTCGCTACTTTAAAATGATGAAACATACGCATCGGAGGAAATCCACCTACTGTAATAATCTTTAAATCTTCACTAGCATATTTTTTCGCTATACCTAAACATGACCTGTCTAGACATACACCGTAATATTTATTCTTATTAGCAGTTTCTATAAATTCTTTTAATTCTTTTCTGCTAGGTGATTTAAGATTTGTATACTCAATATGCTGATTCAAATTCATGTTCTATCTCCAATGGTTAACATAATTATCGCACCTCTTATAATCCAAATTACTATCTGTATCAATGCAATTACTACTAATAATACAGGTATTGCGGGTAAGGCAACGATAGTAAAGAGTGCTGTTTTAAGAATTGTGTTTAGTTTGTTTTTCATAATATAAGTATAGCATACTTTCTATTGATTGTCAAGGTCTTTTTTAAAGTCTCTTTTAACTTTTGCTCTTCCTTGTTTCTTTTTATCCTTATCGAGAACTCTGCTGACAGGTGCAAAACCCCAAAGCTTTCTTAGTCGACGATAAGTCTCTAAAAACGTATCTGGTTTTTTTCTATTTCTTTTCATTATTTATTTCCGTCATAAATCTTTCCATTAACAATAAATTTACCCTGTACAATTCTAACTAGCTGTACATCAAAGTATCCATTAGGAAAGAAATAACCTATAGCGAAACCGTGTGTCCAACTGTTTGGTCGTTTTCTCATAAAGTCTGGAGATAAATCGCAGACTGCACCAATATTATAACCTGCAAATGCAATTTCTCTAGCTATTGATGAGGATAATCTCATACCTAATGTATGCGTATGACCAAATAAAATGTTTACTTTGAGTTCATCTAAATGCTTCTTGATAGGATTAGCACCCGCATAAATACCATGAGTTACATATAATCTACCCAACTTCAATAACTCATTATACTTATGTGTTTGATAACCTCTTTCTTCTAGCTTTAGCTGACTTGCAGGCTCAATCATACCCTCTAGTGCAGGCATTTCTTCTAATAAGTCATGTGCCCAATCTTCGTGATTTCCGTCTAGATAATGCTTCTCACACTTCTTAGGTAATCTTGAATCAATTTCATCTAATAAAGCGTTGCCTAGAATATAATCGTTCTTTAATCTCTTTAGTTCAAGAGTTCTATGTTTATTTCTATCCCAATGACCAATACAACCCAAATCCATAAAGTCTCCAACAATAGTCATAATATCAAATTGCTCATCATTCATCAATTTCAATATAGCTTTGCAAGAGGGCTCGTTTTGATGAGGGATATGTGTATCAGGCCAAAATAGAGCTTTTTTAATTTTCTTATTTTTACTACCTAGAACTTTAGATTTTTTAATCTGCCACTTTAAAATAGCCTTCTCTTTAGCCTCTGCAAAATTTTCATCGTCTAACTCCTCTAAATTGATAGAATCAATAAACTTTTTTGTAGAAGCTTTCTGAACATAATGTTCTCTTAAATCATATCTATTAATAGCACTACTAACAGCATCAAGAGATGTGTCAAACTTCTTAGCTATTTCTTTATTTGAAATTCCGTTTCTTAAATAAGTAGTAAGAATTTCTATTTTTTCGTCTGTCCAAAATTTCATAACTGTTCTCCTTTATTTTCCTGCACAATCAACGCCAAAGGCAATTTTCTGACCATTAGGTTGTTGTGCAACTAATATATAACTATCTTCTATCCATTTGCCTGTTCCTTTACAGGTAGGACATTTTTTAGTTTTCGTTTTTTCAAATCCTTTACCGTTGCATCTGTAGCACTCTAGCTCAACTGAAGTGTCTATAATTTTCGTGTTTTTCATTTTTTGTTTCCTCTGTTTTCTAGAATCATATTTAAAAGATAATCACTAAAGCTTATCGGTTCATTTTGCTTAATATCTATTTGCAATTTTTCCTTTTGTTCAAGTCTGAGTTTAATAGCTTTCAGTAACCTCACAAACATCTCTTATCTCCTTTGTTACTCTAAGTATAGCACATAAATAGCTGTTTGTCAAGTTTTATTTGTATACTTCGGCATAATACTTTTGTTCCCAAATAAAGCTAGGATAGAATTTACAGTCATCACAAAAGAAATCATAAATATCCTCTAATTTCCAACAGACAAGCATCATAGCACCATAAAATAATTTCTTCATAATATCTCCTTTATACTAAATCTAATTCTTTTAAATCTATTAACATATAAAATAGTTCACTAAGAATTTTAAATACTCGTAAATAAACTCTTTCCTCTTCAGGCGTATTGATATATACGTCCCACTTTTTAGGCTTATCTCTAGGTATTAATAATATGCCTGATTTCATCGTCGAGGAATCTATTTTATTTAATCTACAATAGAGTTCTTTATATACGCATGACTGAATCTTATGCGAAAGTCTAACTGCCTTAGATGTCTTTAAATCGAATAGTATAGGTATGTGAGAGCTTTTTCCCACAAGGTCAACTGTACCTGCTGTCTTATACTCATCTTTATCCCAGACAACTAATTCTGAGTGTTCACACTTAAAGTCATACTGTTTCTCAAACTCTTTATATCTTGTTAAAGCATTATGGTCATTATCTTTTTGTTTTGTAACGTAATCTTCAATAATTTTATGAATATTCGTACCTTCTTTAGCTAATGAGTTTAATAGCTGTTTGTGAAATACAAAACCTAAAGAGGTTGATGTCTTTGAGAGGTCTCCTCTTTCTTTTAAGAACTTGATTGTCTGCATAACTGCCCACAGAACAATCTTGGGCTTAGGAAGAATACCAATTATAGTTGTTACAGAAGGAAAATCTCCGATATTCTCAATATCATAAAATCTGTAACTACCTTTGTTTCTAACATTTATGTTCATTTCTTCTTTCCTTTTTTCTCGCATTGTCTTTCTATGTTTCTTATGATACGAGTAAACTTTCTTACTAATCTTTCTTCTTCATTTTTAAGTAATTTTCTCTGCTTCTTTACATTAATAGATTTCTTATTCTTTACCTTATCTAAAATGTTATCCATTCTACTTGTCAAAGAAGTCAATAGTACATGCCAAAATTCATGTATAATAGAATCTCGTAAAGATGCTACAGACTTATTCATTTTACTATTTACATTGACATTAAAATCTCTACCATCAAACTCATAGACAACCTCAGCATAAGTATCTTTCTTATTGACTACCTTAACATGGATAGACCAATTCTTATTTAGACGCATCTTATTCTTATACTCAACGAATAACTCGTCTAGAACTTTCTTGAAAAATTCTCTGCTGTCCTTATGTTTACTCATTTTTTCTTTCTTGGTAGAATTGCAACTAACTTACTATTGTTGAAGTTTATTCTTTTAATAAAGCTGTTTACTTCTTCTAGAGAAATATCGTTAATAGACTTCTCATAATCTCTTAGATAAACATTATAATCTAAATTGCTTAAAGAACAGTCAATTAAAATTCTAGCAATATTAGACGGCTTATCAATACTTAATTCATGTCCACCTAATAGTTTGCCTCTTGCAAAATCTAATTCTTCTTTAGATACAGTCTTTGTTAATTGTTCTAGCATAAGCTTTTTTGCAAACTGAACTTTTTCTGGTTTTAAACCTGCAAAGCCCCAGTATTGAACAGTTCCACAACTATGTTCCTGCATATATAAAGTAGTATTATATACTAAATTATTTTGTTCTCTAATAACTTCAAAGAATCTCCCACAAAAACCATTAATTACAGAGGAAAATAAATCCATAATCAATCGCTCTTTCATAGTATTAATATAAAATAGACCTGTTAATACCATGTTGGCTTGACTAATATCATTTCTATACTCTATGACATCTTTCTTATCATAAGTGATAGGCTCTTGTGCAAATCTAGAGGTAATATAAACTCTGTTTCGTGCCTCTTCTGCTGAACCACCAATCTCTAGCTTAATAGCGTTCTTATAATATTTATTATAATATTCAACCAATACATCTCTTGTAATACCTGTAACACTTTCTCTAGTTCCAATAATAGGAATGTGAAGATTCGAGCCATCAGCAAAGATTTTACTCTGAGCTAATTCAAATACTGCTGACTGAGGATTATCTTGATACATTTCTAATTCCTGCAAAACTACTTGTTTTTCTTTTTCAAGTTCTTCTGCTGGAAATATAGAATTTTCTACCATATCATCTATAATCTTTCGTGCCTCAGATACATATTTATTGCTAATAACAACATAGAAAAATGTATGTTCTTCTGAAGTCCAAGCATTAAACACAGCACCATATTTATCTATAGCTTGTTTAATCTCTGTCATGTTGCGAGTCTTAGTTCCTTTAAATAACATGTGTTCTAAAAAATGAGAGATACCCTTAATATTATCCGGCTCATTGCGAGAACCTACAGGAATAAATGTTCCTACGATTGTTGACTTACCCTCTACTTTAATTTTAATGTTTGCCATGATTATCTCCTTAGCTCTATGTAGTTAATATTTTCTTGTTGTTTAAGAATATCTTTATGTGTAACAATTATAATCTGATTTAAAAAGTTTAATTTAAAAAAGTAGTTAAATAATTGTATTAATTTTATTGAGTTCTCATTGTCGATTTTTTCTAAACCTTCGTCAATCAACATAAAATCAATTTCGGTTTTACAGAGTTGCTTAAAGATAGATATAACGCCTAGTCTAAAACATAAATTGACCAATACTCTCTCAGAACCCGATAGGTCTTTCATCTCTAAAGTTTCTTTACCTCTCTTAATAAAGGGTTTGAAATCAGGTCTATTTGATTCTGCTCTCTCTGTTCTTATATCTACAGTAGTATCTTTAAATATCAATCTTAGTAACTTATTGGCAGTATTAATAATAACAGGAATGTATGCTTGTAATAAGTAGGACGGAAATGCTTTGGGACTAAATACTGATAATACAGACTTAATCTCTGTGATTCTTTTTTCGTTTCTAAGCTCTGTTTTTTTATTTGCCTGTTCTTTAATAATAGTTAAAACTCTATTACATCTATCAATTTTATCACTCAAGTTATTAATAGCTCTTTGAAATTTAGCCTCAGATAGAGCCAATTTATTTTTCATCTGAGTTAATTTTGATTCCTTTACTTTTAATAATAGAGTGGCTTCTTTTAATTTTTTTAGTCCCTTCTCTATATCCGTAGAAGAGTATTCTCTTTCACATTTAGAACATTTACCTGCTTTTAGTAAATTTGTTTTTCTTTGTATCTCACTAAACTTCTGCTCTATCTTTCCTTTACTACTATATAAAGTATTAATATTATTTCTTAGTCTTTCTAGTGCTTCTTTATATGTAATAACTTTATCTACTTTCGTATTTTTATAATTCTTAATTCTTAAATATCTTTTCTTTAGTAAATCTTTATTGACCTTAGCTATCTCTGTATTAATTTGTGTTAGCGTATTTAATTCTACATTTAATCTTTGATAGATAGTTGAATATTCATTTAAGTTAAATAATTCGATAAGAAAATTTCTAAGATAAGAAGCATCAAATAAATTCTGCTGTTCGTGTGATGAAATATAAAAGATACTTAAAAACTCCTTATAGTTTATGTTCAATAAATTATCTAACTCTATCTTCTTAATTTTATTTAATGATGATGTTGCTTTTGTTCTGTCTCTTTGCACAATAGTATCATTAAGATTTATTTCGGATATAGCTTTGTCTGCATCGAAGTTGATAATCTTTTCTAATTTTGAGTTCTGTGTTTTACCGAATAAAGCATAGCAGACACCTTCCATTATCTGAGTTTTACCCGCTGTGTTCTCTCCTATAATAGCATTGAGCCCTTCTTTAAATGTAATATCTAAAGAGTTATGAATACCGAAATTAGTTAGCTTAACATTTTTTAACATTGTATGTTATTACTCCCATTTTTTGTAGTGCGAATAAATATCCGTAATAATGTTCCTGCTCTGTTTCTCTCAGGTCCCAATTACTTAAAAAGTCTAAACCATAATCAACTGCATGAGTATAAGTTTCAGGATAATATGATTTCAATACTTTATATGTTAGATGAATAATTCTTTTTTCTTGTAAGTATCTGTCATCATTATACTTATAGTAGTACCAGAAATGACATAGTTCATGTATTACTACCATTATCAAATCATTATTAGACTGTATTCTATCTGTATTTAACATGATTGTTTCATTCTCACAATCTATACAGGCTTTCATTGACTCTTCACAATCACTTTCTTTAACATAAACTACTTTCAAACAAGGTAACTTCATTATTGTTGTCCACATTGCTACAAAATTCTCTGTATGTTTTAAATAATTTTTCATATTACTCTTTCTCTATTAGACCGGATAATGCTAACATAAAAGCATCTGAAAGATTATCGTCTGTTATTTCTAAGTTAAACTTCTTATCAATGAAATCAATAATTTGTTGCTTCAGATTCATAGGTTTTCTATCCCAAATCTTTTTTCTTTTCTTCTTTCCCTTAATCATTACTTGCTCAAAATGAAATGCACCCGTATCTGCTGAAAAACCGACCTTTGCTCTAACGGAAACTGGTTGAATAGGTTCTGGAATATTGTGTGTCCATTTAAACATTGTAAAGAAACTTATTGTAGCATACTTAGCTAATACCTTCAATGTCCAAACATTCAATCCGAAAAAACAATCCTCTATAATAACTTTTCTATCATACTTCTTATCATAATCAGGAAGCTCTGCTCTAAAATCTTTAAACTTCTGAAAGTATTCAATTAACTTTGTATGCAAATTATTTTTACAAATACCTTTCATTTCAATACCATAAAAATCTTCCACATAAAATTTATCCTTTGTTGTTCTTAAAATACATAGACCTGTGTGTTTTGTCGCACCATCTACTCCGACGCAAACTGTATTGGTCTTTATCTCTTTGTTAAGTATATCACACACTTCAGCGATTGTCAAGGTTAATTGTGCCATTTTATTTTTTCTCCAGTTCTAAAGTAATCAAATCGTAATTAATATTCTTTTCTTTACAATACTTTTTAAGAAGCTTCTCTCTATCAAGATACTCAGGCACTTCTTGTTTCTCGCTCAATAATTGTAAGTCTTCCTTATAGTATTCTACATTATATTTCTTCTTGAGTTTTTGAATAAAAGAATATACTGCTGAAATAGAAACATCATCTGAAATAACTTGAATCTTTAAATCAATATCTTTGTCTTTACTTTCTAATAAAGTTTTGATATTAGAACTCTTAATTTTATTATTAATTGCTTTTAAGTTTACTCTATACATCGGTCTTGTTTCAATATCAATAAAGGAAAGCTTATCATTCTCTATGACAGCTATTCTTTTTACATCTTCTTCTTCTGATAAAGATACTTTATATATTGAACCCACATAGTGAACATTATCAAAAGAACATCGTGGACTATGCACATGCCCTAGAACATATATTAAATCTTTATTCACTTCTTTTTTACTATCAGATAAATAACCATTTATATATTTAGTTCCCTTAACCTCGTAATGACCAAACACATATTTACCTAATGTTAATTCGTCATGTTGATAGAAGTCTGGACATAAAGTCATCCAATCTTTTTCATGTATTGCATTATTTTCAAATGTATGTTTACCATTACCAATAATGAAATCAAATCTCTTAGTGTGTTTTCTTAGTTTCAATATAAACTGAGCTAGTAATTCTCTCACACTTGCTGTTGGTTTAGTATGAAATAAATCTCCTAATAAAATAATTCTATCAAATTGTTGTCCTTTTATTTTGTTCAATATGCTATCTTCTGCAAAATGAATCGCCTCTACTCTACTATCTTGATAGTGTAAATCACCGATTATTAAGATTTTTTCTGACATCTTCTTCGCTTTCTTTTTATTAACCAATATTTAGATTCTAATATAATAAATACTAATATAGCACTTAGAATACCATAGAAGAAATAGCCTAAACCTATACAGAAACCTATTGGAACAGATATCCATATTAAAGATGCTGTTGTAATACCCTCGATACTATTTCCTTTTTGATGAATAACAGCAGAGCCTAGAAAACCAATGCCTGCTAAACTATAAGAGAACATTCTAACAAAATCGAATTGCACACCTGTCTTTTGAAGCTCTAGAGTTAAAATAGCTAACATACAAGTTGACAATGTAATTAAGGCCATAGTTCTTGAACCACCAGACTTATCCTTAGCCTTGCGTTCTTTACCTAAAAAGTATCCTATTAAAATAGCTAAAATTAAACGAAACATCAGTTTCTCCTATCGCCAAAATATAAGTGCGTTCACTAATAAGCATAATATACCTATTGCCTTTGCTTTTAAATCTGCACCTGTAACACTTAAATAACCAAAGCTCAATAACATTACGACATAAACAATATGATATTTCACTACATGTCTCCTTTACGTTGAACATGACATACAACATAATACTGTGGCATATCTAAAATTAATATTGATTTTTCCTTATTCATTACTAAAGCATCTTTACATAATTTATCACACATATCTTCCGTTACTCTAATGGAATGTTTATCTGTACTTTTATTATCTAATACACAATCTTCTGTGCTGAAATCGCCTTTGAAAGATAATGCACCAGAAACAAGATGTTTAAAAACTGTATCCTCTTTTCTATTAGCTTTCTTTTTAATAGACTCGTCACCTTTATTATACCAAGCAGGATACTTACTCATTTTGTTCCTCTATCTGTAAATAAAATCCCGTCCCAATGGTCGAGTTCATGTTGAACAATAACGGCAAGTATATCACTAAATCTATATAATTTATTGTCGCCATTTCTAACTGTAATGTATTTATTTCTTCGTGTATTTTCCCATACATCTGGAATAGATAAACAACCCTCTTTAAAAATAATAGTTTCTCTTGAACGCTTTACAATACGAGCATTATATAGTTTACAATGTACTTTACAATACTTTACAATACATGCTCTTAAAGGAATGTTTATTTGAATAGCACTTAATCCTACACCTGATGTACTGTCTAATTCATTGTTTAAACTCTGCCAGACAGCTTCTAAGACACTTTCGTCGCTTACTTCACTACTTCTCTGTCTTAAAATATTTACGTCTGTAATAATCATTTTAAAGCTTCTTTTCTGTATGAGGTGGAAGTGCATTAGGATACTTAACAATGATTTGTTCTGCTAATTTATTCATATCTGCAACCCAGCCTGATTTAACTTTTGGTGGTCTATCATCTACCCAATTTTCCTCTATCATACTATCTCTTAACACCATTAATCCAGCCATGGCTTTTGTTATATGACTTAGTCCTGAATCAGGGTCAATATCTTCGCCTTCCCACCAAGCTGTCATATGTCTAAAACTAGCATCATAATAAACACTCGCTCTGACTCCTGCAGTTCTCCAATTATGTCTGCCATATTTTCTTGCACCCTCTAGTAAAGCTAAACCTATCTCTGCAAGAACTCTCCACGCTAAAACTGAAAATGGTACTTTTTTTATTCCTACTGCATCTTTTGGATTTGTTGGTTTTACTTCATTAGACATCTTGCTCACCTTGTTTCTTTTTTCTTCTACGTTTAATTTTAGATTTAGTTTCATAAATCTTATCCACCAGCTTCTTTAATTCTTTAGATTTTGCTGTCTTGTATGTGAAAATATCTTTAATCATTTTTAAACAAGAATCACACACCTCGAATGTATCCTTACTAGGTGTAACTCTACCATAAGAATAGTCTGCTTGAAGAATATCATCTTCAAATATAATGATAACATGCTTCTTCGCCTTTAATACTACATCACAGATGTCGCAATAAGTTACCTTCATATTTACTCCTTCCCAGAAATGTCTTTTAAATTATATTTTTTCTTTAGAAACTCTATCAACTCATTATCAGAATTGAAGAAGCCTCCCTTTGTAGCAAATACTGCATGACAAAAACTACCTTTATAATCTGTTCTAGGCATAGTCTGTAAAACATAAATAGGAATATCATGCTCTAAAGCAATACCGCATTCCATAAATGTCCCACATGGCGAATCACCTTTTTCCATACGAGCAATTAAGAATTTGGAATTTATAACATAATCAACATCTCCTAAAACTTTGATTAGTCTAGCTTGACCTGCTCCAGTTCTTTCTAGATGAGTCTTACCTTTCCATATGAGACCCGCATATTCTTCTACTAATTCATTATTGCCCGATGCTAACCAACCTTGAATCTTAGCGTGTAATGTTTCAGCTTCCATGCCCGTCTTATTCTGTTCTTCAAGAGTAGGGTCAAAAATGTAGATAGAGTTATCTTTAGCATCTCTTAATCTATTAATCTTTTTGGTAATTGAAGTTCTCCAACCTCGACCACCATCTTTCTTTTCTACATCTTCCATGGGACCAATTAAATATGTTTTTAACCAGTCATTAATTATATTCTCATTTCTCATAAATTTCTCCTTTCTCAATAGCATAAAATCTTATTTACTATTTATTAATTTGTACATAAGCGTCTACAATAATCTATCTCACCATCGTAGTCCATGCAATTCATAAAACATGTGCTGTCTAATTGACCATAAGATAGCGCGTAAACCTTTGGCATACATAATAGCAACAACATCAATGTAAGTATTAGATAATAGGATTTTCTCATTATTTTATTTTCTCCTGTTTCTTTAATTTTGAATCTCTATGTTGTTTTTTAGAGTTTTCACTTAACTCTATAAATCTACAATTAGAGTATTCATAATTTCCATCATTATCAACTCTGTCGATACTTGGCTGTTTCATTTCACACGCTT